CATAACTAATAGTAAGGATAGCATCGAGCCACTTAATGACTCCAGGCCTATTGATATTCATACCAAAGATAGCGCCCAACAAATGGCGCAAAAGATACAGCTGCCGATAGAAAAATCACTCATTGATGTTAATCCACTCCTTATTTTTTGCTTTCTTGTCGAGGATCGCAGCTAGTTCAGCGGGCTTTTTCATATGGCGATCGTCGCCATTTCTGAACTCGTCCCATCCAAGAATGAGATATTTGAGATGCTTAGGAGCATCCTCAGGGAAGGTGTCCGTGCTCACGATGTGCCAGCCGATGCCGACAGCATAACGAGCGCAGGAATGCTTCAGCCACTCTTCATCGGTGGAGCGAATGCCGCGGATAACAAGGATAGGCCCCTTATCGAAGCCACGAGCGTGCTTCAGACCATCCCAGCCCTTATCTTCGCCATCTTCGAGTTTCTTGCCATAATTCTTGGCGAACTCTGCATCGGTATACCAACGCACAGAGCGGACAGTACCAGTCTTAGGATTCTTCACATCGACATAATACTTGCCGCCCTTGACATACTGCTCTTTCACAATGGGGAAATCCTTGAAGCTAGGTGCTACCATATCTCTTATCTCCTTTCAATTACCAAGAAATCTTGACGAGAATACTCTCATACTGCGGGAACACGTCACGCAGGTACTGCCGCACGCACAGTTCCTCGCTCCCGCAGAACTTATCCCAACGAGTATCCTTGTAAGCATACTCCTTAAAGCAGTCGTTCATGAAATCTTCGGGGAACAGCAGAGTAGGAATCTCTACGTCCAAGCCATACTGCAATTTGATTGCTTCTTCAAGTTCATAAGAACTAACTGTAGGCATCATTTTTACTTCCATTTACTATCTCCCTCACTTTCTATATATATTATAATATATTTTTATAAAAATACAAAGAGATTGATAGAGGTAGTCTATCAATCTCTTACGGGTATTTACTCTTCTTTTATTAGACACTTCAATTTCTTTTCCAGATAGGCTTTGGATTCGTTATAGACATACTTATAGCAAGCTAAGGCGGTTACATCGCCAACTGCGAAGCCTGCATAGGGCCGTCCCGCATACATCAGGTCATAGCTTAGAAAGTAACTGCCATTTTCATACTCAGGCGGATCACATTGAGGATTATAGGGGCGCTCATACTCCTCTTTAATTTCGCCATGCTGAAGCAACCAAGCTTTGTAGTCCTCAAGCTTCATTATCCTTAACCTCCTCAATCTTATAATCGTACTCAGTTTCTTCGAGTAGTTTGCCGAATTCGTACCCGGAAGGTTTGCGGCCACGCTCTGCAATGGCTCTTGTTTGAACGAACATCAGAGCCAGCTGAAACGCCCGGTCCGCAATCTCATATTCTTTTGTTTCAGAGTCAATAGGAAAGCGATCCTCGAAGGTTTTGGAATGGAGAGACACGGAAATGACGGCAGTTCTCATATAACAGCACCAATCCTTTCTTACCAGTTATCATTAGCCTTACTTGCATCCTGATTCATAGTCGTTAATTCTTGACCTTCGCTATTACAAGGGATTTCAGTGGCAAATTTTCCTCCATCAATATAGTCACGAATGATATTACGAGGAAGTGTGATGACATTTTGATCATCATTGACGAATTCAAGATTCTTGATACTATGGAGCATTTCTCCATAAGTAGATTCTAAGATCGCGGCAGCTTCTCCGAAATTATCAGCAAAGCTCAGACCAGAAGTAATGAAAAAGTGACCACGATTATCTTGGTCAGTATCATATAGAACAACCTCATAAGCAAATACTGTTTTCATGGCTTTACCTCCTTAAGTATGTAATTACATAGTTGAAGCATATATGATTATTCTCCATAGCTTCTCCTTTCCCATATCTTTATATATTTATTATACAATAAATATATAAAAAAATAAAGCCTCTCGAAAGAGAGGCTTTAAGAGTCTTAAGGCAAAGGGATAAATTCAAGGTTATCGTATACATTTGGGTAATAAATACCCACCCAAAAGTTGCGCTGAATTTTCTTGCAATATGCTAAATCTTCGTTCCACTCACGGATTTCATCCATTAGTTCTTTTTTACCAATGTCATTATCATTATCATAGAGATTATTCTCTAATTGATAGGTTAATGACTCATATTGGGTTTCCCATTTAGCGACAGAGGCATCTACGCCAATATAGGCAGATGCTAATCCGATAGTACTTATGAGCAATGCTATAAGGGTAAGGACAAACGCGATAGTTGCGAGAAGATGCCCACCGCTCATTTCATCTGTGTATATAATAGCTAATATACTTATTGCGAATAGAGCGATAAAAATAAAGAATAGCATATTTCCTCCTTACTTATCCTGCGGAGTGAACATGGCAGTGAACGGATTGGAACCGCCCATCATCATGGACATCATCATCATTTTGCTGAAGTCGTTGTCAGAATCATCACCCATGACAGAGGACATCATCATAAACGGCATCAGGTTGCCGAAGGGGTTCTCCGCAGAGGGTTGTGCAGCGTTGAAGTTCATGAGGGAGACGACCTTGGTCACGAAATTGAAGCCGAACATATTGGTCACAGGCACGATAACCTTATTCTCAGAGTTCAGAATGTCGATGCAGTGGATACCATCTTCCTCAACAGACTGGACATACATAGGCTTGTCACGATGCAGCACCATATCGCCAGCCCGCAGATCTTTGATAGCCGCCGGCATCTTATAAATCATCTTCTGAAAATCAAAAGTGAAGCCGGTAACATCGACAGTTGCACCAGTGGCTGCGTTGTAAGTGAGATATTCGCCCTTAGAACTGCGAACAGCAATACCATAGGGACTCAAAGCTACAATGCCAGACTCGGTGAACGGACCAAAATCGAAATTCATGGTAGGCATTTTCATAGTATCATTCTCCTTAATATTAGTTTTAGTTTCAACCGTCTTGGTGGTAGAAACATAATTATCGTAAAAGAACTGACCGAAGCCATTATCTTTATACGAGGTATGGAAAAGAGTTTCAGACTCAGCTTTTACGAGGATATCGCCACAATCAAATAAGATAAAAATGTTTTTAAAGCCATTCCTAATTTTCCGATAGGTGTCATAAGGAATTGGGTTTTTATATTGTTTATTGCTAATGGCATCCCCAAATTGTTTTAAGATGTGGTTGATTCCAATTTGATTATAACAAAAATTTTCAGTCAAATGTTATCACTTCCTTTTGTTTAATCGCTCATCCAGTCAAGGATGATAGGGAGTTCGACCTCGGGCGTCCGCAAGAATCCAATGTTATCTTCATGTAGATCCCAAATATGCCAATCGTCACAGAAGATAGCGAACTTTTCGAAGAACTCTTTACCATAATTCTCGACGATAGACTTTAGCCAAGTGAGATTACGCGTAGGAATACGCCGCACAACAGTCATGGAGATACCCGGAATAACCTCGCCTTGTTCGTCCCAGCCAATATTCTCATAAGCAACATGAGAAGCAGGGACAACAATAGGTTGAATCTCCATATAATTTAACTCGAAGGCTTCAATATCGGGGTTCTGGCGCCATGTATGATAGTGGGAGTCATAGGTATATCGAGAAGAATTTGTATCATCGAGTTGAGTGACAGGCAGATTAACAGTGAGCTGATGAAAAAAGGTAGGTACGAACAGCTCCAGAATATTAGTTTCCTCCGCTGCGGCGAGAAGAGCCTGCTCTCTCTTAGTTTCGTTGTCAGTTGAGCAGAACTTTACTACGATAGAGTCAGAAGCGTGATAAGCTTCTTTGAAAGCTCCGCAAGAAAAACAGTTAAACACTTCGCCGGGAGCGCAATGCATTTCGAGACAGTTGCCGATGCCCTCTACCGTATCCCGCAACTGGATAGCTTCTTTCTCTTGCTGATCTGCGGGAACGCAGTTATTGAGCACCTGCAGGAAAGACTTCTCAATCTCTCGTAAGAAGGTTTGAATCTCTGGCGAGTAAGTCTCAATGCCGCGAAGTTCAAGCGTATTTACCATTTCTTTTCTCCTCTCCTTTCTTATATAAATATAATAACATATAATTATAATAATTTCTAATAGGGCGGTAAGGTTGGTATTATTACGAAAGATACGAGGATAAGACGGTAATTGAGAACTTCGAAGAAGTTCTCATGCAGGTTGGCAAAAAATTTGGGGATAAAATTGCCAGGCCGCGGGCAAAGAAAAGATTCGGATGGACAGCCAAAATTTTAACACAATTTTTTAACATTTTTCTTAGGATAGTGTAGAATATTAACATGAATGATAGAAATTATAGTGGATAAAAATTTTAGGTAATTTTTCATATCATGATGGCGACTATAAGGCAATAAAAATTGGGCAAAAGTTATTAGACTTTACCTATTATTTTTCATATAATAATAGAAGGGTAAAAATTACTTAAATAAATGGGTAATTTTATCTACCTTCGATTAGGTATTTTTATATATTATGTTGGAGGTGAGTATCATGTCAGAGGAAAATCAAATCTAGAAACGTTTCCCAGCAAATACAGTCTTGGATGAGGTAACATTCTTGAATGATAAGAAAGTAGATGGCGAATTATATGCTTTATATCAAGAATACTCTCGACCGGTAGAGGAAGATGGAGAGTATATTACTATAGTTAATAAGAAAGATTTGCCTACTTAGACTGTTATCTGTGCAAAACTTGGTATAAAGAGTGCTAAAACCTATCGGTCGCATAGAGATTATTTGGTAGATTCTGGGTATGTTATTGATGATGCGGAGTAGGGACGATATATCTTACCGAATAAAGAATCTATCTTCTTAATGATTCCGTTGCGTACATTATAGTTTCTTAATGATACTATTAAGGAGCAAGTTATCAAGGTTTATATCTACTTAGGACAACGTTGGAAGTTTAAGAAAGATTATGTTTTTACAGTCAAAGAAGTCGGTTAGCATATTGGAGTTAAAGTAGATAACGATAGTCGTGCCTATACTTTAATCAATAATGCTTTGCTATGTTTAGAATCTATTGGGTTAATTAAAGTAGAGAATATTTCGGAGAATATTGGCGGAAAACCAGTTCCTAAGAAAAAGCTTGTTAATTTTACCTTTGAGCTAAATGGGTAATTTTATCTATCTTCATTGGGTAAAAATATCTACCATGGAATGGGTAATTTTATCTACCTTATCTAAATAATAGAGGAATAAACTAAATAATAAAAGAGATTAAAATCTCTCCGAGCTTCGCTCTCCGAGATTTTAATCTCTTTCGGCCGCGCAAATAAGATTACATAGTGGTAATTTAGTAAGAAGTTTCCACGTAGGAAGCTTTTTATGGAGAAATCAGAGGGATGGGAACTTGTTTTGTTAGAGAAGATGGGAAAGTTTTTATTCTCTTAAGGGATGGAGTTCATAAGATAGATGGGAGGAAGAAAAATGAATTAGAAAACTCAGTAGGAAGGTTATCTAAAATCTCTTACAGAAGAAGAGGAACGTTTTATAAAGAAGCTAGTAGATGCAGAAATTGCTTCTAAGCCTATACTGGCAAGAGGAGAGCTTTTAGATTTTAAAGGTAGAGGACAAAGAAGAAAACTTTAGCTTTATGGAGAAAGAGAGTCATAATAGTGCGGGATTATAAAGAAATGGCTAAAATGAGAGAGTGGCGTGCCGATCGGGCCTAGATAACCCTTCCTTAATTCCCTGTCACCGAGATCGCTATCCTGGCTCCCGCAATTTATATATAAAAAAAGAGAGGGTATTAACCCTCTCTTATTCTTACAGACCGATCTCCCGCAGGAAATCAGCAATCTTCTCATTGTCACTCTTATCTTTGCTCTTAGGAACGGCATCAAAGAGATTATCAACCTTGTCCAGGAGAACCTGGAGGAGCTCATCTGGATCCTTACCGATTATAGTCGCGGTAGTCTCCGCATTCAGCTTAATGATCTGGAAATAATCCTTGATATTTTCAGCAGTCCAATCGGGGTACTTTTCTGCCATAGTAAGAGTATACAGGGCGGCCGCGTCAGTGCAATCAAGATGTCCCTTAGAAACAGCGGTCTCAAACTGATCCTTCATGTGCTCAATCAGTTCAGTGCGGGCATCCACGATTGCCTTCTTCTTTTGATCCTCCTGCTGGACCGCGTTAAGAGTCTTAGAGAACATCTTTGCGATGTCATCAATAGACAGTCCATTCTTCTGGGCATCTCGAATCATAGCTTCAAAATCCATGTTTTATCACCATAGTCCTTCTACGGGGAAGAACCAATTCCTTTCTTAATTTCTATATATATTATATAATATTTTTTAATATATGCCAACCCGATCGGAAATTAGTCCAAAAATTTTCTCTCCGGTATGGATTTTTGCTAGGTAATAGCATTTATGTAGTTGGCTACAGAGAATTTGAAGTAGGAAATATGATTACTTGATGGATTTAAAGTGCGTTTTCTTAATTTTTAAGTCAAAAAGCTTAGATTTTTGCACTATTTTGTCTCGTTTTTAGCAATTTTAAGCTAGAACCGAGGCGTTTTTATATCTTTTTTTAATATAATAACATATTTTATTATAAAAATCAAGAGGAATAGAGCTAGGAGAGGGCTTTTAATTGCGGGCCCGATCGGATTAACTGGGTCTCCGCTCTTCTTATTTAGTTTCTAATCGTTTTCCTCTTGTTTTGATACAATGGACTGGACCCGATCGGTAACACAGGAGGTTCGCTATGAGCAACTAAAATTTTGTTAGCTACACGGAAGTGGAGTAGGCTATATGCCAAATGAAATTAGAAATATGAGTCAATGGTGGAATGGAAATAAAATTGGACTAGAATGTCAAACTTTCGGGAAAACGAGAAGCCATATGAAAGTCGGCTAGATTGAACAAAAATTTTGCATATGCTTCCGATCGGTAAAACTCGGGCCGAGTCGCCCGCGACCGGCCCGCCATTATACCCCATTTCCGTCCGGTTGTCAATAGGCAATTTATACAAAAATTTCATTTAATTTTTGGTGAAAATGTCTTTGGTAAAAATGCACAAAAAATCCGGCTCAATCGAGCCGGATTTCGTAGGTTTTGCGTATCGTCACTTTGACGGTTTTGGGCTTCTTTTTGCAATAAAATCTGTCATTTCTGACAAACTCGCCTATGCCCTCGTCCTGCCATCTTTGGCGGGTCTTGTCCTCATATCTCAAAGTGTTATACTTGGAGAGAGGAAGCGAAAAGTCATAGACGAACTCACCGCCCGGCGGCATGGTGTAGTTGGGGCTTTTCTTATAGTTGCGATTATGCTCTTTGCGGCGGCGCTCAAGGTCATTTGTAGTGCCTACCTTGAGAATGAAATTGCCGTCCCTGTCGATATAATGACCGACATATAGAAACTCTTTAGGTCGCTTTGTCGTATGCTTTCCCCTCTTTCTGGAAGGGCGGATAGGGGTTATCCGCCCCTATCCTTATTAGCTTTTCGGCTTGCGCTTTTGCACAAGCGTCAACTCGAAAGTTTCACCGCCTACCATAAAGGAAATCTGTCTTTCCTTGTTCGTGATGGCAAGGTTAGAAACATCAAAGTTACTGTTGTGTTCCATGAACTCCGCAAGTTCCGCAATGATGCCCCCCTTAGTTGCGTTCGGCTTGCGTTCTCGCTTGGTGAACTTGTACGCCGTGGGCGCTTTCCGCGTTCCTGCATGGGCATACTTTTGTGCGGCTTTCAGCTTATCCGGCGGCAGGTCATATTCCGTTTTTTCGCCTGCTTCTACCGCCTTATCATAGGCGAGAATATCTTGCGCTTCTTTCTCGTCTGGAAATACTCGCTTGATACGCTCAAGGCGTTCAGCGTCTGTTACTCGCTGGGCGATAATAACCACTTCCTTTCTTTTGGCGGGGAGAGGGTTTTACCCCTCTCCCTATGGGGCTTAGGCGAGACGGAACAGAGCCTTGCCCTTGACCTCGGTCTTAATGACCTTATCAGCCGCCATGAGCTGACGCACCAGAGGAGAAATCTTCTGAGTGCTGAAGCCCTCGAACTCCGCCACGCCCTTGATAATCTCAGTGCAAGTAACACCAGCCGAAGTATCAGACAGGGTGGCAAGGAACTCCAGGATGAGCGCCTTATAGCCCTCGTTCTCCTGCTGGGTCTTGGTCTGCTTCTTGTTCTTATCGCTGTTCTTCTTGGCGAGCAGAGCCACCTCATGCTCGATGAAGTCCACGGCGTCCTCGGTGGTCGTGCCGTAGGTCACGGGCTGACCGTTCAGCATAGCTTTAATGTCCTCGAAACGCATAGCCTTGGTGATACGAGTCTTGTTGGTCTTTTCCATATTCAAATCCTTTCTGGTGTTTAGGACTGTCCTTGTCCTTTTGTGATTTTATTATATCATACTTTCGGCGGTTTGTCAAGAGGTTTTTTGAACCTTTTTTCAAACTTTCGGAAGTTTGATACCGAGGAAAGATATTGACTTTTCAAGGTTCATTGGGTTTCCTTGTGCTTTCATTATAGCACTTTTCGCTTGGCTTGTCAAGAGGTTTTTTGAAGTTTTTTGGAAGTTTCTTGACTGTCGCTTTTCGCCGTTTCAAGAACCGCTTTCCCTTAACTTCTGTACCTATTATATCATGCCTTGCGGAGTTTGTCAAGAGGTTTTTTCGATTTTTTTCAAAATCTTTTTGGAGCCTTTCGGCGCCCCTCTCTTAACTTCTGTAAACAGTATACCACCACCAGCGCCGGAAGTCAAGAACTTTTTGCTGAAAAGTTGCACAATTTCGGGAGATCCGAAGCATGATTTTTTGTGCAGTTTGCCGATTGACTTTTTGCTGGCGGTGGTGTATAATGAAAATTCGGCCCGCTGCGTGCGCCAGCGGGCCGTTGAAGAGGGCATTGTGCATTTTGACGAAAAAAAGAGGGGCAACGCCCCTCTTAGCTCCAGCACATATCTAAAAACTCGAACAGATTTTCGTCCTTGTCCGGAAACGTGACCGAATGTCCGCCGTCCTCTGTCAAATGTTCGGCGTCAATATTCCACCCCATACGCTTGATAACTTCAATTGCGGCGGCTTTGCTGTCAGCGTTCAGAAACTCAAGCCATATTGTTTTTGTCATTCTATTTTCCTTTCTGCCTTTCCGCTCAATCAAGAGCGGAAAGGACTTCAAGCAGATTTACCTTTGTGGGGTCAACTGACTCGCCCAAATGCCACCCGTCCCGCACCTTTTTGTTATCGTCAATCAGAATTGCGGGAGCATCTGCAACGCGGCGGATACAGTCAGCCTTAGTTCTGCCATAGGCGATAAAGTGGCATTTATCAGCAGGGAAATTATACTTCTCAAGCCACTCTCTTTTTGCCTTGCGGACGGCGGTTTTATATTCCTCGGTGCTGTCCTTGCTCAACCAACTGATAATACGGATTTCATATCCCTTATCAATCAGCTTCAAGAGGACTTCTCGCAGAGCTTTCATATCCCACATGGGAGCGGCTTCTGCATAGGGGCTTGCGTCCTCTACCCGCAGTTTATCTAACCAGTTAGGAACGGCATACAGGTCAGCAATTGTGCCGTCCATATCGAAGCAAATCATTTTCATTTTATCGCTTCCTTTCTTTTGATACATTCATTATAGCAGATTACTTTTCATTTGTCAACCCCTTTTTTCAAGGTTGGGGAGATTAAATCTCCCAAACCTAATTACCGGCATTTCTCGCAAACTTGCGGAAAACTCTCGCTGAAACTCTGTCATAGGCGGATATTCTCTCTTGTTCTCAAAGAGGGCTTTCCGCATGGGCTTATGCTGTCGAAAGCAATAGAACATAATCTCCGCTTCAATCAGCACATCTTCCAGCCCGGTGTGGCTTTCTTCAAATTCGTTATTACCGGAGATAAAGCGCCACAGGATTTCGGCGGTCTTACGGCAAGCACCATTTTTCAGCACATAGCCATTCTCTTGACAGAACGCCTTATAAGTGGGCATTTGGCAGATAACATCTTGTGCCATTTTCATGGTGTCCCAGATTTCCACACTGTCGAATGGGAACCAGTACCGGAAACGGCTTGCGGTGGTGTAACGCTGTGTTATATTCAAAGCGTTATAGTCAAAGCGGGCATTATGGGCGGCTACCTCTTTAATGCCCCACTTCTCGATAGTGTCAAGCATAGCCTTACGGATTTTGTAGGTAGTTGCCATTTTCCGGCTACCTGCCCGCAGTTCCTCGACATACCGGGGAATTTTCCAGTTATAGTAAGCCGTCCGCATAAGGTCGCGTTCCTCGCAGAAAATGTCACGATTGACATAACTTGCGGTTTCGTAGATATTGCCCTTGGTATCCACAACCGCCCAACCGCAGTCATATACAAGGACATTGGACATATCCAGACTATCGCCGTCTTGGATAGTATTAGCAGTTTCGGTATCAAGTACCAAAACATAGTGCTTGCGCTTATCAATTTTTTCCATCTTGTCAAATCCTTTCTATTGATTGAGGTTTACCATCGTTCCCTCAACTTCTGTACTTAGTATAGCATAGTCAGCGGAGTTTGTCAACCCCTTAAATGAAATTTTTTGCGATATAAGCGAAAAGAATAATCTCAACGCCAAACATAAGCCCCAGCCCCATGCAGTCCCGCTCAATAGCAAAAACAAATTGGAAAGACAGCAGGGCAGTCAGAATAATAATTGCAACCATCAGGTGTTCGCTCCTCTCTTTTGATGATACAAGTATATCACAGCCTACATAGGAAGTCAAGGGGTTTTGGGAAAATTTCTTTCGTCAAATTCACCAAAAATGCGTATGGAAAATTGTGCAAATTGTCCATTGACACGAAAAACTGGCCGCGGCGTTCGCGCACGGCCAGCCGAGGGCAGATAGAAAAACCTCCCGGATTTTGGGAGGTCATTTCTTTAATCAATATATTCTTGGAATAAAATGGTTTCGATTTCGTTCGCCGTTTTTGGATTGCGGCGCTTGGCGTCATCAAAGCTGTAACCCCAAATGAAAGTGTGTTCGCCATTCTTTAACAAGACTTCAAACTCATACATAACATCAAGCCTTCTTTCTTTTGATGGTTTAAGTATACCATAGAAAGCATGGTTTGTCAATCGTCATTTTGAACAACTTTTAGTCCAGCATTTTGGACAAGTTTCATAGCTTCTTCCAATTCAGTATTCAAACCACAATCAATACAAATGTAATTGCGGCCGTCGATCTAACGAACTTCAAATGAATACTCCCGGCCTGTAATAAGTCCGAGCTGATCACGAAGCCGAACCGGAATCATAATTCTTCCCATTGCGTCAAGTTTGCGAGAATAAGTAGATTCAGCCATTTTACTTTTTAATTTCTAGTGACCTAGCCTGTGCGAAAATTCGACTCCCGTCTGGAGTCGCGGCATTTTGCCGAAAAGAATTAGATTACCATTCACATGGCATTTTCTAACAGAACTGGGCAATTCTTGCAAGAATCTTGGTTCATGCAGAACTCCAGAATGACAGCCAGCACTTCTAGCGTCATTAGAAAATTCTCCTTTCTCATTTCTTCTATAATTATTATAACAAAATTTTTCCCAAAAATCAAAAAAAGAGCCGGCTTAGAAAGTCAGCTCTTTCTTTTCCCAAATGATTAGATGGTATAAGCCAATCCGGAAGAGGATTGTACCTATCCGCCATCCAACGCGGACCGTGCATCCAATCGGATATTTATGCGGGAGGCGTTCAATGCTCATGATTTGCAACCCCTTTCATCTTGAGGAAGGGCGCTTTGGAACGCCCTTCCCGCAGTTCCCTTATTTTAGTAGGTGTCGTATCCGTACATCTCAGCCTCTGCGTCGCTCATGGAACACTTGTAAAAGGGGCGCTGAAAGAAAAGATGTGCTGTCTGGTTAGCTTTCCACAGGTTGACTTCTTGAACGAAGAAATGCTCGCCGGTTTCTTCGTCATAGAACAGGTAGTTTTTCATCTGGTAGGCACTCCTTTCTTATTCCACTTCTTGCCGAAGTCGTGGCAGAAACGCCATTGCCCGGCCACTCCAAACATTTCCTTATTTACTCTCTTAGTCAGGGCAACCGAACGCTTGAGGTGATTTCCGCGGTCACAGCAGAGGATTTCGCCGGTGGTAATATCGTATGCGCAATGTCTTCTCGGTAACATAATCTCAAATCCTTTCTCTTGATGGGTCAAAGGGCTTAGCGCCCCTTGACCGATATAACACAGTGGTCATTCTCATATTCCACACAGGTAACTTCCAGTTTAAGCAACTCAGATCTGTCAAATCCGCAAGGGTCACCGCCCAATAGGAGCACGCCAGACTTGACGCGATAATGAGCACCGGTATCACTATCCACGATCTGGATGAAGTTATCTTCTTCCAATTCAAAAAGACCGGCGTAGGGCATAAGTGTAAGCAAAGCGAGCAGAGAAATCATCTTTTGTCAACCTCTTTCATTTTGATGTCGTTCCCCTTGGAACAATTATAGTATAGCACAGGGCATAGCAGAAGTCAACTGTCAAATTGCACAAAGATTTCGGGATTGATTGTGCAACTTGCCTATACCAAAATTTCACTTCCAAATTTGTGCAACTTGCACAAACTCAAAACTCGGCGCGCCGCGGTCGCCAGCGCGCCGCCGACTTAAAGCGAAAATGCCTTTATGAAAAATGCACAAAAATATAGGGTGGATTTCTCCACCCTATATTTACCAGACCTCTTTCCAGAGTTTGGCAACCTCGTCATCATAAATTGAGTTAGTTCCCATATTATCGAAGAACACGCACAGGTAGTCATCTGTTGAGAAGTTTTCGCCATATCCAACTTCGACTGTCCATTCCTCGCCATCCTCAAGCGTAACAAGAGTAAGCGTGTTGCCGTCAATGTTGGTTATGATTGCGGTTGCCAGCCTTGTCTGATCGGTAAGCGGGCTTCCGCAAGTTCCCTCTATTGCGGTAGGCTCTTCTGTCTTTTCCTCTTGTTGCGCCATAAGGATAAAGATATTATACGGGCTGTTGTGCGGATTAGGTTCACAGTTATCCCATACTATGTCAAGCCATGAGAGGAAAAACCACAACAGGGCTGCCAGACATACGCTATACAGCGTCACCTTTACTACTTTACGCATTATCCCGCACCTCTTTCCACAGCTTCTCAAGCTCCGGCGTCATGCACTTGTCGCACATACAGCCGTTATCACAGGGTCGATTGCCGACCTCATCCTCGTGGCAACCGCAGAAGCGGCTAAGAAATTCGTTATAAGTCATAATAATACTCCCTTCTTTTGTTTGCGGGTTGGGCGCTCCACGCTCCCGCAGAGCGCCCGTTATGTCTTAGTCTGCCATGTGCATGATTTCGCCAGTGTCGTTATCAATGACAGCCACACCATAGAAGCCGTCCTCTTTACGCCAATAGCCAGCAACCATGTCTGCCTGTTCGCTGATGTAGTCAAGCCCGTCTGCCTGTTCAAGCTGGCAAGCGTCCTTGTCATCGAACACTATGGCAAGCAAGTAGCGATAGGCATGGGTCAGCTCTGGCCATTCCGCCGGGTCTGCGGGTCTGGTATGCAGAGGACTATTGATGCTCTGCTTATTCAGCCATGCCCAGTTAGGCATGAGAGCGGCGCTCATAGCGTTAAAAGCATCACGGTCAAGTATGACACCATCCTCTACTGCCTTGGCACGCACATTCATTTTCAGGCGCAGCATATCTGCGAACTTGGCGTTATCGAACTGCGGGTTAGTGAAATACTTGATGAACTCCATAATAATACCTCTTTCTTTTGTTCTAAGGTCGGGGCTTGCCTATGCAAGCCCCGTTATCTACTAAGCAACTGTTGTTGCTTACTTCACGGTCAGTCTTGCGGTGGTGCTGGCTACCACATACTTGTCATAGGTAGCCTTGTCCTCTGCCTTTAGCGCAGAGCTATTAAAGCGGTTGCTGGTGACTTCCTGATAGGTGGCGATACAGCCGCCAGCCTCTACCTTGTGTTCGCCAGTCGCTACCATCTCCGCCTTTACGGTGTCTTTGAGTCCGTCCAACTCACGCTTGAGGGCGTCCATGTCGTTCTGCACTTTGCGGATACGCTGGAGAGTACGAGCCATTTCTACTTTTGTCATTTTGATACACTCACTTTCTTTTGATTGACTGTTTTTGTGTTCCCTCTTGGATTGTCTTTAGTTTACCACACCTTGTCTTGCTTGTCAAGACTTTTTTTTTATTTTTTTTCGGTGTGCTTGGCAAGCTGTTTTCCCTTGCCTGTGATTGCATGATAGCATAGCCGTGCTTGCTTGTCAACAACTTTTTTGCAATTTTCTGCGTTTCGTCAATTTGCACAAGTGAGTGCCGATCCTGTTGTGCAGATTGACCAATTCCTCTTTACGCGCGCGCGATACATAATAATAGCGACAGACGCTTTAGCTAACTAAAGTAGGGGTAGCTGTTTAACTGTAGTGCTTTAGCGTGATGAAGTGCGACAGTACGGGGGCGTGTATTTCGGGAAAAAGCGTGAAAATTTTCACAAACTCGTTCTCCCACGCCATTAAAATTTCGAAAACCATTTTCATTTTCGAATTACGAAAGCACCCTATTAAAAACCATATAGTTATATTCAAATAACCCAGGAACGGCGAATATAATATTATATCTTCCTTTTACCTCCATAAATAATTCCGCCACAGTTTCTGGATTCCACATCCCCATGCTCCAAGAATTAAAGTTTGAACTCCATGTTCTTCTGCAACGCTTAACATAAAATTAATTCTATCTAACATGGCTTCACGCAACTCTTTGTCTCTAACGCCGCAAACATATTCCGCAACTCCCGCGTTTGGAGCCGCGCAGGTAATTACGTCAGCATATACCTTTTGTCTTTCTCGCTCAAAGAGTATATCCTTAGAATATAACGCTCTATTTAGGTATATCCCTCTGTTTATTATTCCATACATAATAAGTAGGTTTAAAAGCTTCGATAACTGGAAGTAGAGTTGATTCTAGGCATAAGCTTTCTTCCTGCGACTCTACTCCTTGAAAATATAGACCACCAGGCTTTTTATAACTGGCGAAATTAAGAACGGCCACATTATCTTTATTTTCTAAAGAAAATAAACAAGAGACACTATCCTCTGGCATTACGCTATAATTATTTTGGTATTGCGGGATCCGAGCTTCAATGCTCTCGCAGGCATAAATAGTGGTGTTGGTAATGGAGTTATCAATCTCTTTATAGTATTGTTCTTTAATAAAATCGTAATGCTCTTTTGCGCGTTTCTTTCCCATTATTTTTAAATTGCAGTGGCGTATGTTACTCGCCCTATCTCAATATATTTTTCTCCAATGGCGAAGCTCTTATGACAGCATGGACAAATAACTGTTCGTTCATCACATTCAGTCGCTGGATCAAATTCAAAGATACTGCCGCAGATAGGGCATATCGTTCGTACATTACTCGGTGCATAATTATTTTTAATAATCTTCAATGTTTTCCCTTCTCCTTCGGTACAGTTTTCATTCTGCAATAAAATGGAAAATAATATCATAACCATTTTCCGTTTCTACAATGTCATAGCTATGGCCACCATCTAATACATAGCCATCATCTAAAACAATAGTACGATTATACTCGTCAAATCTGTAACTAGTATTTTGATAAATAATTCTAGGCCATTTCTCCGTACATCCAGTCAACATCAAAAGAGAAAGAACTAAGATGTTAATACAAATGAAAATCTTTCCCAATTTCATCAATCTTCTCTGCCTCCATAGGTCTAAATCCTACACACGTCAAAGTCCCTTGCGGAGACTCTGGAGTTAGCTCAGTTCTGCAAGCATCAACAATAGGAAAGTAATCAACACCTTCAATCATGCCTAACTCTTTAGCCTTTTCAATGGCTTTTTCTAACCTTCCTCTATTGCGGGCGCCACATACTACCTTGGTTACTCCGTCGTTAATCCAATTGTCGTAAATATCCTCGTCCAGTCTATAATTCACCTGATAGAATCCTTGCGCTTTTCCAGGCCAAGAGTCTCTAATCATCTCGATGAGGAAGGCAGATGATGCATGAGATACTTGTGCTGCCAGCTTACCAGGTGACATATTCAAATCACGTCTTGCGATAATCAATTGCTTGAAATGCTTTTCCACTTTTATTGCGGCCTCCTTAAAATGAAATGATGTTGGGCAGAACTGGATATTGGTTCTGCCCTATTTTTCAAATATAGTGTGTAAACTTTTATTCTTGGCATTTTCCAAACTTCTTGCAATATAGATTACATTGTCCATCTGCTCCCATACAAGGAATAAAATCTTTTACATAGTTTGGCTTATACTTTTGAGCGATTTCAAATCCATAGATTTCAAAGAGTCTTTTAGCTACATATTGAGATTGTTTATCTCGATAAATAGCCATTTTTTCTTTATATTCTTGACGAGAAATTTTATTATGTAACCAATCGCCAAGAGGATAGTTCATAATTCTCGCTCGTTCAAATTCTATTTCTAGGTCTAAAATAGTTGCTCCTATATCACCAATTACAATACTTTGAGATCTAGACAATTTTTCATCAACCCCAATCTTGTTAATAGACCAACACCGCCGTGAACTGGAGTAGACCAAGCTTCTCCGACAATATTATTTTCGTCCTCTACGAAGTCTCCAACAATTTTGCCATTGAGTCGGCTAATCCCGACATCGACAACAATAGCAGACTCGCACTGTTCTCTATGAATAGACTGCGGCTGTCCAGTAGCACAGATTACTAAATCTGCGTTACGAAGAAGATATTCTTTATCTCCATAGTTCGTTTTACTGTGACAAACGGAAACAGTCATATCTCTATCTAGCAAAGCCTTTGCCATAGGCTTACCGACGATATCGCTTCTACCAAGAACAACAGCAGTTTTACTTGCATAATCAAAATCACAATCATCAAGATAATCAATAATACCTCGAACAGTGGCAGGAAGAACAAGAGCATTCTTAGTTAAACCATCACAATCAAAGTACGATGGAATATCTTCAATGTCGAAATTAAATCTTTCTGCCGTTGGCATTTGGACAATTACACAATCTGTCTCAAGACCATAGCTTAATAGATAATGTAAATCAAACTTATCTTTCGGTCTAACAATCTTCACAGGCCAACCCACAGATTCAAAATCTTCAATCTTCTTCTTAATATAAATCTGATTGCCGACGTCGCCGACGTCGCCGTCTGTGGCATCTACAATCGTGAGAGAAGGAGGCTCATAGTCATGCTCAATAACGGCCAGCCGCAATTTCTCCTTCTCTGTTTTAAAATATTCTTTTATGTTAATTTGATTCATTAAAATTCTCCTTCATACCATGAAACCGTTCCATCTGGATCTACTTCGACTATACAATTCTCATAATAATCTAGTAGCCAATCGCACTCTTGTTCATCGTCGCAATCATAAAAGACGTCTATGTCAGCATCGTTGATAATTTCTCTTTCTTCTTTGAAGAATAGGATTGCTTTTGGTTCTAGTGCGGTTAACTAGTCAAGATACCAAATAGAGTCAAAATCTTCGTCCCATATATCTTCAGCTACAGAAATTACTATTACGGTTACATTATGATAGAACTATGCACCTTCAGGGAACGCTTCAGCTAGACTATCGCGAAAGTTCATAAGAAATACTCCCTTTATTATTTTTCTATTATTATTATAACAAAATAATTTAATTTGGTCAAATAGATTTGACACACCAGTTTTTTTTTGTTATTATATAAGCATAAAGGAGATGACAAGTGTGATTAAATTAGATTATACTCTAGAGTCTCCAGAAGAGCGTAAAGCGCTAGTTGAAAAGATAATTGCGGAAACGCCGGATATTAGTCCCGCGTATCTTGAAATTTTAGGTAATTATCTTGTTCTCTGCATGGAAAAGCAAGAGCGAAAAGAACGCAATATACTGACAGATAACCGTATGACTACGGTGAACAAGAGAGAATGTTCTTTCGAAGGTCTTGTTAGTTAGTTAGAGAACGGCGAAGATGGTATTTATAATTTAGTTAATGAAAATAAAAATGTAATTTTTCAACCGAAGATTTCGATTACAGATAAAGATTTAGAGACAATCCCCTGTTTGAAACAACTGCGAGATACTATAAACGCTTGGGAAGCAGCAGCGAAGCACGCCTCTGGTAAGACTGCTTTTATGATGAAGAAAGCGTTAATTAAGATGCGGAAAGATCAATATATTATTAAATAGGCTTATTAGAAGCCAATTATTCCGTGTCGATTAACGAGATCGACTAGAACATCATTGCCTCTTGATGATAAGAGTTATTTAGATGGTTCTGAAATCATTGTAGATGGCATTTCATTAATGGATACTAAAGTAGTATCTGCTATTTTATGTAATTATTCTAAACTCAAGGAAGATAGTTGGGATTAGTTTGAGGGAGATACTTGGTATTTAATGCAAGACTTTGATAATTTATGTACTAAGGCTCTTGCTGATTATCCTATCTATGATAGAATTGTTGAGTGGAAGATTGATGGTAAACCGAATAGCGAGATTCAAAAGTTACTTGATGAAGAATTTCATCAAACCTATAGTGTAGAATATATTTCTAGTCTGTGGCGCAATAAGATTCCGAAGGTAATTGCGGAATAGGCTAAAGAAGATTTCTTAATTTGGGAGTACACTAAACGCGGTTACCCAATGAAAAAATGTTCTAAGTGTGGACAGATTAAGCCAGCGAATAATCTTTTCTTTTCAAAGAATAAGACAAGTAAAGATAATTGGTATTCTATTTGTAAGAAATGCCGTAATAAGAAAAGAGGTTGATTCGTATGGCTGGACGGCATTTTTGCAAGAAGTGCGGAAAGACTATGAATGATAGTGAATTCTACACTTCTAAGAACGTAGAAAAATATCCACCAGATGGAAAGATGGATATTTGCAAGAAATGTTTAACCATGCACGTCGATAACTGGGACCCAGAAACGTATAAATGGATTTTACAAGAAATTGATGTGCCTTATATTAAAGAAGAATGGGATGCTTTACTGGAGAAATATGGTAAAGACCCAAAGAAGGTAACTGGATTAACTATTATTGGCCGTTACCTATCGAAGATGAAGCTGAAGCAATGGAGCCAGTATTCTTGGGCAGATACCGAAGTGCTTGAAGAAGAGCAGCGTATGCGTAAGATTAATTAGATGAAAGCGCAAGGTATGACTGGCGAAGAAATTGAAACTGAGCTTGCGACGGATAGAACTCCTCCTAAACCAAAAGTTTTAACTGAGCCACAAGAAGCTGTAGGTACTCCTGAATATTATGACCCTTCAGAAGCTGACGATGACTTCTCAGATGAACTTACTGAGGAAGATAAAGTAATGTTGAGACTTAAGTGGGGTCGAGGATACCGTCCAGAGGAATGGGTGCGGTTGGAGCAATTATATAATGATATGATGGCTTCATATGATATTCAAGGTGCTGGCATGAAAGATACTCTTATCATGATTTGTAAGACTTCATTGAAATCTAATTAGCTTCTAGATTGCGGCGATGTCGATGGCGCGCAGAAGATGATCAAGATGTACGACAGCTTGATGAAGAGCGCTAAACTCACAGCCGCGCAGAATAAAGCTGAATCTGGCGAATTTGTAGATTCTATTGGTGAATTAGTTACAATTTGTGAGCGTGAAGGATTTATTCCTCGTTATTATACCGATGGACCGATGGATAAGGTAGATAAAGTTTTACAAGACCTTCAACATTACACTTACTCTCTTGTTACAGAAGAAATGAATCTCGGTAACATGATTGACGCATCTGTTAGAGCTATTGCTCAAGATAAGGAAAGAGAAGCTAAGATTGACGTTGATGGTGGCGATGAAGAAGACAATGAGATTTACGATTATCCAGAAGATAAAGTATTGACTGATGCTGACTATGAAGAATTTGAAGAAATGAAACAATAGGAAGCTGAGAAGGATAAGGAATATCTGCGGGAGGTGGAGTAAATGGCATTAGCTGATTTATTAAACCTCTCCAATAAAAATAAGAAGATTGGTTTATCTGAAGAACGCGTGCGGGCAATTATTCCTGCGGCGCGCCAATACATTGCTTTTTGGAGAGAATATCCTGATATTTTCGTAGATTTCCTCTAGACTGGCGGAGATCTTACTCGTAAGAAGGAATTGAATTTCTTCTTCTACCAAAGAGTATTCTTGCGGGCGGCTATGCGTTATAAATATGTATACATGGTATTCCCGCGTGCTTATTCTAAGTCTTTCTTATCTATCATGGTACTAATGTGTAGATGCATTTTGTATCCAAGGAGTAAACTGTTTGTTACTTCTGGAGGTAAAGAGCAGGCCGCTGGTATTGCTAAAGAAAAGGTTCAGGAAATTTGTTAGAAGATTCCTGCATTTGAAAGAGAGATTGACTGGCGAAGAGGTAAGACTCAAGAAGGTAAAGACTATTGTAAGTATATCTTCAAGAATGGTTCTTACTTTGATAACGTTGCCGCTAGAGAAAGTTCTCGTGGTAAACGTCGTCATGGAGGCTTAATTGAGGAATGTGTTGGTGTCGATGGCACTATTTTGAACGAAGTCCTTATTCCTTTAATGAACATTGACCGTGAGTGCATGGATGGCACTGTTCAAGAGGCAGAAACTTTGAATAAGAGTCAAATCTATGTCACTACCGCGGGCTGGAAGAACACCTTCCCGTATAATAAATTGATTCAGCTTTTGATTCGTATGGTTCTTGATCCAGAGAAAGCGATTGTTATGGGCGGTACTTGGCGTATCCCTGTATTAGTTGGTCTGCAAAGTAAAAACTTTGTTCAAGAGCTAAAATAGGATGGCACCTTCAATGAGGCTTCTTTTGATCGAGAGTATGAATCTCGCTGGAGCGGTACGGTTGAGGATGCGTTCTTCAATGGAGAAGTATTTGACCGTAATCGTAAATTACAACAACCAGAATATGAAGCTTCTGGTCGTTCTTCTGATAGAGCTTATTATGTTTTGTCTGTGGACGTTGGACGTAAAAAATGTCAAAGTGTAATTTGTGTTTTCAAAGTTACACCACAGTCTTAGGGACCTGCAATTAAGTCATTAGTTAATATGTTTACAATGGATGACGAACACTTTGAAGATTAGGCAATTAAAATTAAAAAGTTATATTATTAGTTCAAGGCTAAGACCGTTGTTATCGACGGTAATGGTTTGGGCGCTGGTCTAATGGACTATATGGTCAAGTCTCAAGTTGACCCTGAAACAGATGATTTCTTCCCTGATTTTGGCGTATAGAATGATAATGATGGAGAGTATAAGAAGTATAGAACTGATAGAACGGAATATGATGCTATTTATGAGATTAAAGCTAATGCGCCAATTAACACCGAAGCTCACAGTAATGCATAGACGCAAATGCGGGCTGGCAAGGTGAAATTCTTAATTGACGAAAGAATTGCGAAGAACAAGTTGTTAGGAACTAAAAAGGGTCAAGCAATGAAACCAGAAGAGAGAGCGGCATATTTACAACCTTTCACTTATACTTCTATTCTGCGAGATGAAATGTTGAATTTGCGCGAGGAAAATGAAGGCGTTAATATTATCTTGAAGCAAGCTAATAAATCTATTACAAAGGATAAATTCTCAGCTTTTGAATACGGTCTATATTATATCAAGCAAGAAGAAGATAGTAAGCGCAAGAGAAAGAAAGGTCGCTTCGCTGATTTTATGTTTATTAGTTAAGTGGGCATAGTTAAATAATAGCCCTATTAGATTTTTTAATAATAGATAGAGGATGTGATTTAATCTATGCGAGCATCAAGAGGAGAAATTAAGATACATGAGATCCTAGAAGCGAATGATATTAACTTTAAAGAAGAGTATGAATTCGCGGGATTGAAAGCCCCTAGTGGACGTCCTCTACGTTTTGACTTTGCCGTTTTTGATGACGATGGCAATCTAGATTTCTTGATTGAGTATCAAGGAAAATAGCATTATCAAGCAGTCAGTAAATTTGGCGGCAATAGAGGATTGTATCAATAGAAATATAATGATAATCAAAAGAGGAGATTCTGCGCATTGAAAGGTCTTACTTTAATAGAGATTCCATATACGGATGAAAATATATTAACGTATGACTATATAATGCAGAAGGCCGGGTATTAAGGAGGTGACAAACCTTGCTTAAGCGCAGACAACAAGATATACGAGACAAAGGCTTTAATCTAATGGGCGAAGAAGATATGGCTCCACGTGATTATGCTAAAATGCGGGTGGGCATTCGTACCGTGGATAATGCACTCGTAAATCTTGGCACTTACAAGAAGGTCAACCCAAACTACGGCGATAAGGGCTTTGTTCTCAATGCTATTTACCGACATGATTACAAGACACTAAGAGAGATTTCTGAATATTTCTTTGAGTCTAGTGGTATTTATTACAGATTGTGTAAATACTTAGCTACTCTTTATAGATATGACTGGTATGTAACTCCTTACTTTACAGATGTATCTAAGGAAAAAGAAAATAAGATTCTTGGTGACTTCTCAAAGGTACTACTGTACCTTGATAGATCTGACGTTAAGCGACTATGCGGAAATATTGCTCTCGATATTATGAAAGATGGTGTCTACTATGGTATCTTCGTGGATTTCGGAGATCGATTTGGTATCCAAAAACTTCCCGCTTCATATTGTCGTAATCGCTACTACTCTGGAGTTGATCCAATTGTAGAACTAAATCTTTAGTTCTTTGACGCCTATTTCTCTAATATTCAATAGAGAATGGCAATTCTAAAAACATTCCCCAAGGATGTTTAGCAAGGCTATGTCTTATATAAACAAGGCAAGCTTAAAGGGGATTATCCAGGAGATTTAAGCTGCTGGTATCCTCTCGATCCCGCAGTTTCGGTGAAGCTGGGATTAAACGATAGTTGTTTTCCACCTCTTGTTGGAGTTATTCCTTCCATTATCGATCTTGACCAAGCTCAAGAGTTAGATAGATAGAAGACAATGCAATAGCTATTAAAAATTATTATTCAGAAGTTACCACTTGATAAGAATGGTGACTTAATCTTCGATGTAGATGAAGCAAGAGATATCCATAACAATGCGGTTGCGATGCTTAAGCGCGCGGTTGGCGTGGATGTGCTTACTACTTTTGCTGATATTGAGAAGATTGATACCAAGGATAGTAATTCCAATACTACGACAGATGACCTTGAAAAAGTTGAGCGTACAGTATTTAACAATGCTGGTATTTCTCGTAACTTATTCAATGCGGACGGCAACTTAGCTGTAACTAATGCTATCTTAACAGATGAAGCCAGTATTAGAGAACTGCCTTTACAGTTTGCTAATTTGTTGAATAAGATAGTGGAAAAATTTAATCGCAAGGGTCATTACGAGTTTAGAGTATCCATGCTAGAAACAACGCAATTTAACTATAAAGAACTAGCTAAGTTGTATAAAGAACACGCGCAAATGGGCTATCCTAAGATGTTGCCACAAATTGCTCTTGGTCATTCTCAATCTAGTATTCTGGCTACTTTAACATTCGAAAATGAGATTCTACATCTATCTGAGATTATGATTCCGCCCATGATGAGTAGCACAATGAGTGGAAGCGTGGTCAAAAAAGATTAGAATGATTAGAATAACTCTTAGAATAAGTAGACAAGTTCAAGCACAACAAAAGTAACGGAACAGAAATAGTCTGGTCGTCCGGAAAAGTCCGACGAGGAAAAGAGCGATAAGACGATTGCTAACCGTGAAAGCATGTCATAAGGAGGGATAGAACTTGCATATTAGTATTCCTATTGCTAACACATTGGAATTCATCAATGCGACTGAAATATCTCCTTTAATCAGCAAGTGTTAGGTGAAGGTCTGCTATGTAGGACAAAATCCCAATAGAAACGGAACTGTTATCACTAAGAAAGTTGCAACAGAGATGGGCAGAAAACTGCCAGGTTCTCCTGTTGTTGGCTATTTTAATCAAGCAACAAACGATTTTGAAGGACACAACAAAGAGATTTCTCTGCGGGGTGGCGGAAATATCGAGGTTCTTGACACCACTAAACCATACGGTTTCGTCCCCACGGACGCGAAAGTTTGGTTCCAGAAGTTTGATGACGAAGGCGTTGAGCGTGAGTATCTTGTAACTGAATGTTACATCTGGACAAGCGCTTACCCTGAATCTCAGCGACTATTCGAGCATGGCAACAATCAGTCTATGGAACTGAATAAAGAAACTCAAAAAGGTTTTTGGGCAAAAGATAATAATTCGGGTAGTAGATTTTTCATTTACAATGAAGCATTGATTGAAAAACTTTGTATTCTCGGAGAATCAGTTGAGCCATGTTTTGAGGGCGCACAATTCAAGACTGAATTCTCCCTAGAGAACATGGAAGAACTTAGAACTACGATGTTCTCTATGCTAACTGAATTACAGAAAACTTTGAATAAAGGAGGCTCTCACGAGACTATGGACGAGAATAAAAAGACTCTCGGCAACCCCGAGGATCCTAACTTCGAAGCAAAGAAGCAGCCTGAGGACGAGAACAAGAAGAATCCAAAAGGCAATCCTGCTCCAGAAGATAATAAGCCAAAGGACAGCGACAACAAGCCTGTCGATAATAACAAGGAAGAGCCTAAGAAGAAGTACAATCTTGATGAAGTAACTGAGTATACTGAGTTACTTGGTAAGTATGAGACTCTTCAGGGCGAATTTGAGACTCTTAAGCAGGAGAAGAGCGATCTTGAGACAGAGGTAACTTCTCTCAGAGAGTTCAAGCTGACTGCGGACCGCAAGGAAAAGCAGAGCATGATTGATGGTTTCTATATGCTGAGCGACGACGACAAGAAGGATGTTGTTGAGCATATTGATACTTATTCTTTGGATGACATTGAAGCGAAGCTGTCTATTATCTGCGTTCGCAACAAGGTCAACTTTAACCTTAATAACAACAATGAACAGGACGATAACCAGCCCAAGGGATTGTTTAATCTTGAAAATCCCGCTGATGATAATGTCCCAGAGTGGATTAAGGCAGTTCGCGAAACCGCGAAAAAGCTATAAGGAGGATTAAATAATATGGCTAAGAGTGCAAAGCGTTTAGGTAACGCTACTTTTGTAACTTACGGATATGGCCAGGTTGAACCTAACCATATGTCCGCTAAGCGCAATGGCCAGGTGTACGCTCAGCTTCCCGCAGCGGCAAGCATCGAGCTACTTGAGAATGGCCAGTTCGTAAAATACGATTATGCCAAGGGTGTCTGTGACTTTGATGGTGCAGGTCCATGGCGCATGGTTTTCAATGAAGTAAAGATTTATGAGGATCGCGAGACTGATGCTGATTTCGCTATGATTAAGGACCGCTACAATGCTCGTGTCTATAGCCCAATCGGTCAGACTAAGTCCGATCTTAAGACCGTTCTTGATTATACTGGTGAGGCTGTCCGCGAGGGTAGCAACGCTGCTTTCAAGAAGGAAGTTGAGACTTTTAACTATCCTCAGCTAATGCCAGATGGTACTAAGATGGTTCCTCGTGTTATCGCTGTCCCTAACGGCGACATTTGGACTACTAATACAATTAAGGCTGAAGCTGGCTCTCTAAGTGTTGGCGATCAGCTCAAAATTGATACTGATGGTTATCTAACTAAGGATGAAGGTAAAACCGCAACAGGCGGAGACGAAGATCCTAAGTTCGTGGTTGTAAAGGTTTACACCATGCCTGACTTACAGCCTGGCGTTAAAGTTCAGCGCATTGGTTGATAAAGGAGGGTTAAAATAATGGATAAGGCTAATTTACTACAGTTAATGAAGAATGTAGCTAACGCTACTCCTTCTACTAACTTCTCTTATAATAACGAGAATCTCTCTTACAGCGCTATGAACGAGACTCTTCGTAGTGAACTCAACGCTCTCGTTGGTACTGAAGAGCTTTATGAGCAGAATAAGCGTTTGGTATTCTCTCTCATGGAGCAGACTATGGACGATATCGTTCCTAATCGTCTGATCAACGCTTATGGTCAGTTTGCTGAGATTCAGACATTCGCTCAGGGTGATCGCCCCGTCTTTAAGCGTAGAACTGGTAAGACTCGCGCTAAGCAGTTCATCACTCGTGTCGGTCTTGCCGGCGTATACGAGACCTTCAAGCTCGGTTCTGAGAGCTTCGAAGTTGGTACCAGTGCTATCGGCGGAGCCGCTCAGATTGGCTTCGAAGAGTTCCTTGACGGTCGTGTGAACTTCGCTGAACTCACTCAGATCATTATGGATGGCATGGACGAACTCATTTATCGTGAGATCGCTCAGGCCCTTATGGGCGCAATTGATCAGCTTCCCGCTGCTAACCGTGTAAGCGCTGCTGGTTTCGATGAGACTGGTCTTGACCGTCTTGTTACTACCGCAAGTGCTTATGGCACTCCTACTATTTACTGCACTCGTGAATTTGCAGTAAAGATTGTTCCTGCTGAGGGTTGGATTTCTGACGAGATTCGTAACGAGCGTTGGAACACCGGTTATCTTGCTAACTATAAGGGTGTTCGTGTTGTAATTCTTCCTCAGACTCTTGAGGATGAAACCAACAGCCGTAAGGTAATCGATCCTGGCTATGCTTGGGTTATTCCTTCTGGCGCTGGCGAGAAGCCTGTTAAGGTTGCTTTCGAGGGTACTACTCACGTTCGTGAGCGTAATGACAATGATGACTGGTCTCGTGACATCCAGGTCTACCGCAAGGTTGGCGTTGGTGTTATGATGACTAACAACATCTTCTCTTACGTTGATACTCAGCTTCAGGGCAAGCTTGACGTAATTCAATAAACTATTCGAGGGGATAGGGATATATCCCTATCCCCTTTAATTCATTATTTGAGAAAAAGGAGTTTTTAATTATGAAAGACCAGTGTAATGTCACTAACAAGAGCGCAGGCTTTGTTATTTATAATATCCCCGAATTGGGCGTCCGCAGAGAGTTCGCTCCTCATGAAACTAAGCATATCAAGGTTGATGAGTTAGATTCTCTGTCTATGATGGGCGGCGGAAAAGAGCTTATCTATAATTATCTCTTTATTAATGATGATGAAATTCTTCGTCATTTACTTAATAAGGATGTAGAACCAGAGTATTATCTGACTGAGGAACAGATTCCCAGCTGGATGGAATCTTGTTCTATTGATGAATTTAAGGATGCTCTTGATTTTGCTCCTAATGGCACAAAAGATCTTATCAAACAGTACGCTGTTAGCAAACCATTAAATGACTACGATAAGAGAGAGGCTATTAAAGCCCAGCTTGGTTTTGATGTGAGCAAAGCTATCGAAAATATGAAGCCTGACGAGAACGAGAAGAAGGTCGAAAAGGTTATCAGCACTCCTGCGGCAACCGGACGTCGTTCTTCTACCACTACAATTAAAAAGCCCGTGGAGGCTAAAGAATAAGGGAGGTAATCCCCATGGATGAAAAGTATCCAATTCAAGGGGATCCTACACCCTTTGAAGATATATACAATCGTTTCTTCGGTAAGATTACCGACGATATGTATATGGAGTGGACTGAGGAAGACACCAAGAAAGATTTGCTAAATATCTTACTTGATGCCATCCCAGGATTTGAATTTCCGCGTTTTCCACTCTATGATTATGACGTGAATGGTGAGACTTTTAATTGCCATTTAACTTCCGAAGAAATTAACATTCTTGCGCTACTAATGTATAATACTTGGCTTCAGCGTCAAGTGGCGTCTGTTGAACAGACGAGAATGAAATACTCTGGTAGCGATTTCAAAATGACCTCTCAAGCAAACCATCTCGCTAAATTAATGGAACTTAAGAAAGAGGCTGAGCGTTAGGCGCATCATATGCAACGCCTCTATAAACGCAGAAAGATGATTGATAATAACGGCTCTATTAAGTCTAACTGGGCTACTCTTAGAGAAACGAGTACCTTCGATGGATAAGTATAATATTAACTTTCCAATGAGTACTATCGACCAAGATATGAAGAGACTTATCAATCAACTATGGAAGTTAATTCCTATGCGTGAAAATGGAGAAGATTGGGAGACACATCTAAAAACTATGCTAGAAGAAATTTCTGGTTTGGTGCATATTTACAAGGATAAAGTAGAAGGATTAATTTTATTATCAAAGTTAGAGGGCTTAACCTCAGATGCTTGTAATGATTTTATGATTTATAGAAAGACTGTATTTAGATGTATCGATCTATTAACTCAGGTGATTCGCAATGATTAATTTAGAATTAATGCGGAAGAGATTCGAGTGGCAAGGCGGTATTCATCAGGAAGACCGCATGATTAAGGATAAACAACGCACTTTACATAGGGCTTTGTTATATTCTTATCAAGCCGCTTCGATTGAGATGGTTTAGAGAAATACGGAAGTGCTTGAGATTGAACCCTCCGGTGTAGATGCGGACATGGGGGTTTATGGAGAGATTCGCGCTCTTATCAATCCAGATAAGGTAAAGCAGGATTACGACGACAAGATCGTTTCTATTGATTATGAGCATGGTTATGAACCCGGTGATGTGTTTGAGTGGAAGAAAACAAATACATATTGGCTGATCTATACTCAAGAGATTACTGAAGATGCCTACTTTAGAGGAGAAATAAGACGCTGTAGATATAAGATTCGTTTCAAGGATTAGGACGGAAATTGGTGTTCTACTTATGCAGCCATTCGAGGCCCTGTGGAGACACAAATTAACTCTATTCAAAAGAATCAATAGAGAATTGATACTCCTAATCTAAGTTTGAATATTCTTATGCCGCGTAATGAAAAGACACTTCATGCTTTTGATAGATATTCAGAATTTATCTTTGCGGGGAAGTGCTGGAGAGTTGAGGCTCCAGATTCGATTAGTATGAAAAATATTATCGAAGTCAATGCGGAAGAGAATTACTGGAATGATACCACTGATGACCTTGAAAAAGAGATGAAGGATGGTTTGGTTTTTGAGCCTACTAATCCTACTCCTGATAGCAAGATTATCGGTGAGACTTTTATAAAGCCGAAAATTGCGGCTACTTACTCCGTCGATATTGCGGACGGAGAATGGAAGATACTTGAAAATGTACCTGCCTGTTTACAGGTAACTGGAAATTAGACAGCTACAGTGATTTGGAATAAAACTACAAGTGGTCAATTTACATTACAATGGACAAAGGGTAATGATGTAAGAGAAAAGGTCGTTGTAGTTGAATCATTGTATTGAGGTGATCGCGCATGAAACATAATTCATATGAGTACCCCAAGTCTAGTTTATTGGGTATGCCTAAAGACGCGGCGATTATTATCGACCGTATTCTATCAAATCCTAATCTCTTGAGATTATTAGTTTATGAAACAAGAGACTGGCAATCTCAACCTTTGCCAAACGGAGAACAGATTAAGGAACTATTTACTAGTCACCAGATTTCATCTGTCCCAAAGATTAAGATTGATAGTAAAGAAAAAACCTATATTAGATTGACTTATGGCACTGTCATTAGAAACGCTTCGAATCCAGAATATCGAGATAATACATTTGGTATTGATATTATTTGTCACTATGACAACTGGGATTTAGGAGACTTTGAGCTACGCCCTTATAGGGTCGCGGGAGAGATAGATGCCATGCTTGATAAAACTCACTTAACCGGCATCGGTGAACTTGAGTTTGTATCTGCTACCCCCTATGTATATAACGAAGAATTTGCGGGAGTGTCTCTGACCTATCTAGCCGTTAGAGGTCATGAGGACTAGAAAAATCCTGTAAATGGCTGATTATAGACTAGCTTTAATGGCCGGGATTGATATTCCTATTCCTGAATTACAATTAACTGTCCATGTCCCGACCATTAAAGATATAGCTTACATGGGTGAGTAGCAATTTTTTATGGCTGTTCAATATATCTGTTTAGAGAAAGAGTCATTAGTATAGGACGAAACTCTTTTAGCGTCTTTGACTAATTTTCAAGTATTGATGAAAGTATTAGAGCAATCGTAGGATAAAGAAAAAAAGATTGCTTTGATTACTTTGCTTAAGTTACTTTTTCCTGAGTATACAGCAATGATTACTAAGAATAGCATTATTCTTACTATCGTTGGTGAGACCGCTAAAACAGTAATGATAGATGATAGTAACTTTACTATTTTCTAGAGTGTAATACGTTAGGTTTTATGCGTAAATAGTTTGTTTTAGGGCGAGAATGTTATTTATAATCCTGCCAATGATCGAGCTAAAGAAATCGCGGATAAAATCATGCGGAATCGCCGCAAGGTTGCTGAATAGAAAGGAGCAAGTAATGAAAGCGTTCTAACTCGTTATATTTCTATTTTAACAGTAGCCAAAGTTATTTCATTAAGTGAATGTGGAGCATTAAATATGTTTCAATTATTTGATTTAATGGAGAGATATACGGGTTATGTTGAATGGGATACCGACCTTAAAGTTAGACTTGCGGGCGGGAAGCCCGATAAACAAGTTGAATCTTGGATGAAAGAATTACATCCCAATAAATAAGGAGGAAATATACTATGAGATTTGGCGTACGCGAAATTTGCGACGTAGCATTCCGTGCTAAGTCTAAGATGACTCTCGGCGGCCGCACTTTCTATAAGAATGAGCCTGTCATTTATTTCGACTCTCTAAAGACTTCTAGCCTTGAGGGCGCTTCTACCACAGTTTATGCAACTGGTGGACGTGGTAACACTCGTTTGATCGCATGGGAAGGCGAGCGTACTCTCACCTTCAATATGGAAGATGCTCTTATTAGTCCAGAGAGCTTGGCTATTCTTTCTGGTGCTGGTCTAGCTACTGCTACTGCCGAAAAGCCTGTTTATGTCCACATGACTTCTCAGGTTCAGGTAGACACTAAGAACACTATCGTAATTCCAGAAATTGCTTGCTGGAATGGGGTTGCTACTGGTACTCCTGGTACTGGTGCTGCAGCTGATTATAAGCATGCTAATGCTGATATCTTCTGCATGGTGTTAAGCGATTCTGGTACCGTTGATGTTGAACCTTGCGTCCCTGCCGCTGTTGTTTATGGCGATGGTAAGACCACTATTACCTGCTATGCTGATGGCGCAGCTGGACATAAGGATCTTGAAGTTGGCAAGGTTGTTCTTGTTGACTACTACATCAAAAAGGTTTCTAACACAATGTTAATCGAAATCACCCCAGAGATTAAGGGTCAGAACTTCTATATTGAGGCTTCTACTCTGTTCCGTGATGAGAATACTGGTCTTGATATGCCTGCGGAATTTGTAATTCCTAATGGTAAGGTCCAGTCTAACTTCACCTTCTCTATGGCATCTAGCGGTGATCCTTCTACTTTCAGCTTTGTGGTTGACGCATTCCCTGGCTATACCAAGTTCGATCTTACCAAGAAAGTTCTTGCTGCTATTCAAGTTGTTATGGATGACGTCGCTGCATCTGAGGAGAGCAGAAAGCCCTGCACAGCAGTGGGGGAATAAACACTCCGGAGGGACATGACGCGGAGTTAAAAAATACAGAACCAGTCCGAACCCAATCTGCTGCTAAGCGACTGAGCTTTGTAGAGGATGAAGACGAGGACTTAATCTGAGTTTAAGGGAGGACTTAATGTCCTCCCTTTTTCTTTTTATCTGGAGGTAAAGGAGATATGGCTAGAATACCAAAATCCGCATCCATACATCAAAAGAAACATAATCTTGGTGACATGAGTATGCCGATCGATGTTGATGCATACGTCGATCATTTTTATATCCACTATAAACAATAGTCAGCATAGCACCTGGCCGCACCTGCCGCGGCTTGGTATAAATATAAGACCTAGCTTATTCTTGATGATATGAAAGCCAGTGGAGCCGCATCTGCTGCGCAGGCTCAAGCTTTAATAGCGCAGATGAATCAAGATACCACGGCTGCGAGATCTAGTGTATAGATTATTAAAGCTTTAAGCGAAGGTCCTCTTATGGAGGAAACTCTTGATAGTATTGCGGCAGCTATGAACAATCTACTCATGGAGAAATATAGTAGTGTTATAGATGGCGGGTCGTATGAAGATGCGGTTACGAATATATCTAATCAGTATAATTCTATGCTACTTAACGGTCCAGTAGATGATGCTTCCAAGTTTTTTGACTATATTAAACAAGCATTAGACCTTGTAAATGCTACGCCAAACAAGAGTGAGTTAAGAGCTTTTGCAGCTTTATAGAAAGTGTTTGAGGGCAAAACTACTTATAATGATGTTGTATCTTTAGTGTCATTAAATACGATTGGTATTGCATCATAGGTTATAGGATATTTAAGTACAGCGGCAAAAAATCTATCTGCTAATGGCTCTGTCTCTACTCAAAGTTTTGCCTCTACAATTGCCAATATCTTTTCTAGAGCTATTGGCGAACCTTTAGCTGAACGAATGATGAAGAATGTATTATTTGAAATTTCAAATAATGCAGATTAGGTATTTGATTCTTTGATTGCATCATCTGGTGGTAAATTAACTTGGGATAAAGGTACTATTCCTACTACTAAGCAATCTGGAACTGCGGTTGGTGCTCAATCCGGTCGTACAGCTAAAGTAGATATTATCTCTAATGGATTATTTAATCTTGGGGTTACTCTATAGAATGGTACTACAGCTACCATTGAGATTGCTACTAATGCTTCAATTAAATGGCAATCTGCTAAATCTAAAAATATCCATATTGTTAGTAGAACTCCTTTAAGAACTTTCTTAGAGAATGAACCACCAGATAGATAGCAATATGCATACAATGTTATTGCTCATAGATTAAGTGGCGGAGGACGTAAAGGTGGATTCTATCAAGCTTATAATGCTATTCGGTCTACTATTGCAGCGTCCTTCTTTAATGAATGGATTAGCGGTTCTGGAGAATAGCTGGTATCGGGAGGCTCTCCTATCGGCAGTTTAGACAGAGCGCAATTTTTAATGTATAATGGCAAAGTTTATTCTATTGTAAGTATTGTTAATAGAATTTGTGCCAATACATTAAAAGGGCTATCGACCGAGATTCGAGGTTTTTCTACTTCTGACTCTAAGGTGGATAATAGCTTTGTTGCGGCGGATGGTAAACCAGAATGGGCACCAGATATTGAAGCCGCTAATGTACGTAGCCAGATGGTTAGAGATGTAATTAATACATTGACTATTTCTGCTAGTTTAAATTCAAATATATTAAAATCTTTATTTTAATATATTTGACAAAAGATTAATTATCTAGTATAATTAAAATATAAATGAGTTAAAGGAGTTAATACCTATGAAAATGACTTTTACTAAGCTGGGGCTAAAGGCTAAGAAAATTACCACCAATTGCCCGCTTACTGACGATATTACGCTTGAAATCCGCAATTATCTTCCTGTTGATGAAAAAGCGGAATTTATTCAATTCATTGTTAATCATGCTCTTGATGACATGACCGGTTGTTTTAGTCCTATCAGAATCGAGGTTTATTTCTCTATTGCTGTATGTAAATGGTATGCAAATATCACTTTTACAGAGAAGCAAATGACAGAAGTTTCTAAGACTTACGACCTTTTGGAAGAGAATGGCGTGATTGATCAGATTATTTCTACTATTCCAGAGGATGAAATCGAGTTTATGAAAGAACTCGTAAATGATACAGTTAGCGATATTGCTAGATATAATTCTTCTGCGGCGGGTATTATTCAGGCTATGACAGCAAATGCAGGTGGATTAGATTCACAGATTACTGAAATTTTAGACAAGATTAAGAATGGTGAGAATCTAGAGACTCTAGCCGTAATCAAAGATGTGGTTGGAAAAGATTAAGTAATCTAATTAAATTCTCAGATTAAGTAGAGAATTAAAAGGCTCTTGAGGATACTAATTCTCAAGAGCCTTTATTTTGTTTATATAGGTGTTAAAGGAGGAAAAGGACTATGGCTAAACGATTGAATTATACAATCGGTGTAGATGCTGATACTAGTAAATTAGAGGCTTAGTTAAATGATGCCTTTAGTAGATTAAATAGAATTGGTTCATAGGTAAATCTTACTACGGATCTAAGAAACGCTTCACAAGCTGCACTAGAACTTTCCAGCCATTTAAATAAAGCATTTAATCAATAGACTGGAAAATTTGACTTAGTTACGTTTAACCAAAGCTTGTCTGAAAGTGGCCGCACTCTTGAAAGTTATGCCAATGATTTAATTAGTATTGGTCCAACAGGCGAGCAAGCATTCTTGAAAGTTGCTACAGCAATTACGCAAGCAGAGTTACCACTAAGACGTACAAATAAATTATTTGATCAATTATGGGTAACTATGAAGAATACAATGCGTTGGCAACTTACTTCTAGTGTGTTACATGGATTTGTAGGTGCATTAGAGCAAGCTTACGGTTACTCTAAAGATCTAAATAGATCGTTAAATGAAATTCGTATTGTAAGCGAAAAATCCGCAGATGATATGAGTAAATTTGCTGAATAGGCAAATAAAGCGGCTAAAGCATTAAGTACAACTACTACTGACTATACTGATGCTTCTCTGATTTATTATCAGCAAGGTTTAACTGATCAAGAGGTGCTTGATCGTACAGAAACCACGATTAAGATGGCTAATGTAGCTGGTACAACCGCAGAAACCGCGTCCCAGCAATTAACGGCAATTTGGAATAACTTCTATGATGGAAGTTAGAGTCTTGACCATTATGCAGATGTTATGGTTAAATTAGGCGCTGCTACTGCATCTAGTTCTGATGAAATCTCTGAGGGCATCGAGAAGTTTGCAGCTGTAGCTAATACAGTAGGATTAAGTTACGAATATGCGGCATCTGCTCTTGCTACTGTTACTGCCCAAACACGTGAAAGTGCTAGCATTGTTGGTACTGCATTTAGAACCTTATTCTCTCGTATTCAAGGTTTGACTCAAGGAGAAACCCTTGATGATGGAACTACTTTAAATAAATATTCTTAGGCTCTAGCGACTGTTGGTGTCCAAATTAAGGATACTAATGGAGAGCTTAAAGGTATGGATGAAATTCTTGATGATCTTGGTAGCAGATGGAGTACTCTTGCTCAAGATCAAAAGATTGCATTGGCTGAGACAGTGGCTGGCGTGCGTCAATGGACGCAACTAATTGCTTTGATGGATAACTGGGATTTCTTCAAAGAAAACCTAGCTATGGCACAAAATGCAGATGGCGCTTTAGAGCAGCAGGCTGAGATTTATGCAGAATCTTGGGAGGCTGCTAGAGATAGAACTAAGGCTGCCGCTGAAGATATTTATGATAGCTTAATCAATCCTGATTTTTACATTGGCGTTGATAATATGGTTACTCCATTACTATCAAGAACTGCTGATGTAATTGATGCATTGGGCGGACTTCAAGGTGTTCTAGCGGTTGTCGCACTTGGTATGAACAAGGTTTATGGAGATAAAATCGCTCAGAGTATGAGAGATATGGCAGTAAACCTAGGAATTATTACTGGCAAAGAAGCTGAACGAGCAAGAACTTTGCAAAGTGAAGCTGTTAATATTATCAATAATCTATCTAGTACCTACGCCGCTAATACCGCAGAGACTATGCGTTTGAATTTGCTAAGACAGGAAGTTTCTTTGCAAGGTGAAATCAACGCGCAATATGACTAGTTAGATGATCATCAAAAACAAGTTATTAGCAACGAAGAATATAAGTTAGATATTCTAAAACAAGAAACTCAAGCAACAATTGACCGTATTAGTCAATTATAGAGTTCTTCTCACGAATTGTAGGATGCTATTTCTGTAAGTATAGGTACAGATGATTGGCAAACTAGATTAAGAGATGAGATTAGAGCATGGAATCAGAATCATACCGCTGGTTATCAAATCAATATTAACGTAAGAGCCAACTCTAATCTTGATAGAGTCTATCAAGAAATTATGCAACAGTTGGATCAACTTACACAAAGACGCGCTCAACTGCAATAGGTAAATGAGCAATTTGTGAGACTCGATTCTTCTAGCACTAATTATGCTCAAAGTCTGCGTGAGCTAATTGCTGTTTATGATAGTAATGTAAATACTGCTCAAATGACTACTCAGCAATTAGAAAATTATCTTAGAGGTTTAGGCACATAGGCTTTAAATACTGGTGCCGAAATTCGAGAATTAGGTAATTTACTGATTGGAATGGGTGCGGATAGACGTACAGTTACTCAATATATTGCTCAGTTGTCTCAATTGCAATCTGCTGTAATAGCAGGAGAAGATGTGCAAGATCAGTACAATCAAAAGGTACAAGAGTTTATTGCGCTTTTACAACGAGGTATTCCAGCACAAAGAGACTGGGCGGCAACATTAGTACAAGTTGGAACTACACTTTCTTAGATTTCTATTGGAATAAATGGAATTAATTCTCTATTCCAGACGTTTGATGAAATCTTATCTGGTGATGTGGATGCAGTAGATGCTTTTACTAAGATTTTAACTTCTTTATCAATGGTATTACCTCTTGTCGCTAATTTGGCTAAGACAGTTAGAACTGAGAATGTAAAAAATGCTATTCAATTCTTGGCAACTGGCGCGGCCGCGGGAACTGGTGCGGCAGGAGTAGCAACTTTTAGCGCTGCATTATATACTCTACTGCCAATTATTGGTTTAGTTGTAGTTGGCATCTATGCTGTTGTTAAAGTTATTCAAGCTTTATACGTTAGTGCGGATGAAGCTCGTGAAAAGATTCAAAAAGCGACAGAAGCTTATGAAGAACAAACTTCTGCTCTAGAATCTCTTAATTCTGAGTTAAAGACTACTAAAGATAGAATTGATGAATTAAATAGTCAAGATAGCTTAACCATTGTTGAACAAGAAGAGCTTGAAAAGCTCCAACAGCAAGAAGCATCTCTCGAAAGACAAATTAAATTGCAAGAAAAACTTGCTCAAGATGCTCAAAAAGCACAAGCGACAGAAATTGCAAAAAATTATAAGAAATCTACCAGTGATATTGCTACTGGACCAGATTTGACGCAATATCGTTCTTAGAATGAAAATAGAAATGATAATGGCGTTGAATATACTACTTATCGAGATGAATGGGTAGATGCAGATACTTGGTTCAATAGTATTACTCAAGGCTTGGATAAGACTTCTGACGCTTATTAGGACTATTTAGTTGAATATAGACAGTGGAAAGATGATAATGAGCAGATTACTGCTGAATGGGTAACAAAAAATGCGGAAGCTATTCAAAGTGCAGAAGACAACTATAAGGCATACACTGATGCAATTGTTAGTGGGGTCATTGATTATAATCCAGATACAATCGCCGCGATGCAAGAGCAATTATCTGCAATCCGCAAGAATCTCTATTCTTCTGATGGCGAGTATGAACAAGTTGTTCTTGAGCCTATTCTTGATGATCAAGCAGTAAAGCAAGTATCTACTTAGCTCTATAATGTATTAGCAAACGGCGATATCGAAGATGCGACAAGTTTAATTTCTGATTCTATTAAGAATGAGTTAATGCTCGCAGGCGTCAGCGTAGATGAGTTTTTAACCTATCTTGATAATAGAGTAGATGAAACTAAGGCCGCTGTTGAAGAAAAGTTCTCTGATTTTAATTTCGATGAATTAACTGGCGAAGATTGGAATATCTTAGCTACTGTTAATCTCGATAATTTTGATACTGTTGAAGAATTAAAAGATTTCTTAGACAATTATAAAACTAATGATATCAATGTCGATGTTAGCGGTATTGATGAACTTAAAGATCTGCTTGATACTTTAAATGCCAGCCAAAGCGCACTTGAGACTGCATTAAAGGCTTATAAGGATCAAGAAGGCTACCTAACTATGGATTAGGTCCAAGAATTAATCAATGCAGATGAAAGTTATGCACAGTATATCGTTAAGGTCGGAGATGCCTATAAGTTAACTAATTAGTCTCTACAAGCTCTCTTAGATTCTGAGCGTCAAGAAGAACAAATTCTTGATGCAACTATTGAATCTATGAAGGATAAATATGCTGTTAATACTGACTATGTTTAGAACTATGTTAGTATGTGGGATGAACTAGTTGACCGTGCTAGTGAAACTAATGCGGTAGATAATTATAATTTCGCAGATCAAAATGATGTTGATAGATTCAAGGAAAGAACACAAGCTTTAAGCGAGAATGCATAGGCTTATCGAGATGGAAAGATTTCTGCAGAAGAGTATTTCTCCGCTATTAACACTAGAATTAGTAATATTAACGCTGGTTTCCAAGAGTTAAATAAAGAGATTGATGATAATATTGATCAAACTGATTTGTATGAAGCTACTCTTGTCGCAGCGACCGGGTCTGTAGCTGATGGATTAGTAGATCTAAATAAGCAGTTTAAGTCTGGATCTATTAACATGGACGCGTACTATAAAGGTACTATTGCAGCAACTAAAACCTTAATTAGCGCGCAAAGTAAGCTTGATAAAAACATTACTAAGAACGCTGATGGCACCTGGGAACTTAAAGAAGGCGTCGATAGAACTACCGTTTCCGCGGAAGATTATGAACGAGCCATCTCTGATATAGCTAATCTAAATGCTTGGGAGAAGCAAGTTGCTCAAGCAGAAGATATGACCGGAGTTGTTGATAGTTTAGTAGATAATTATGATTATTTAGTGCAATATGCTGATAGCTTTGGTGCTATTGATTTCACTATTGATAATAATTTTGATACTACGACACAGCAATTCTAGGATATGTGTTCTAGTATTGGAGCAGAATTAACCAATCTTGAACAAACCAATAACGAATCTTATAAGCGTATTCTACAAGGTGTATTAGATTAGGGAATAACTTTAGCAAATGGATTAAATACCAGTTCTGCCGATTTGATGCAAGCAATGTCGACTGATGCTAATATTGCTAGTGCAGTTATCAATTCTACCATGCATGAAAGTGCAGGTACAATTACATCAGTCTCTCAGGCAGCCGGCAGCGTTATCTCTGCATTAGGAGATTTAATTTCTAATTTTGATTATGAATTAAATTTCACTCCTTTTGTAAAATCTTGGGGTAAATTATAGATTGAAGATTGGTTAAAGGGTAAAGCAACACTACCTTTTGAATTACCAACTTTGGGTCTAACAGTATCTGGTCAAGATAATGGAGGTTCAATTTCAAACTTTGTAAGTGCCCTTTCTGAAGCCGGTAGTTATCTATCTTCATAGGGTACTGGTTCAGGACAAAATGGTATTTACGATTACGGTCAAGAGCCTGCAAATTTTGATCCAAATGGAGTGCTCGATCCAAATAGAGTTGGCTCTGATAATATTAGAGGTTCTAAAGGTGGCAGTAAGGGTAAAACTTATGACAAAGAGGATTTAAAGACTCTTCAAGAAGTTGAAGACCGCTACCACGAGATCAATCGAGAAATCCAGAGACAAGATGACTTGCTTGATGATTTAAGTAACACTACGGATAGAGCTTGGGGAGCCGATGCTCTTGATGGTTACGAGAATGAAATCAAAGCTCTTGAGAAGCAACAAGAACTCTATAATCAAAAGCTGAAAGAAGCACAAGATTATCTTGTTCAAGATTCTGCCCTAGTTAAGAAGTATTTTGCGGACGCGCAAATCGGCGCAGATGGCGAAATCACTAATTATGAGGATCTATTAAGAGAGAATCTTAATCTCTATAATGCCGCAGTTGAGCGTTATAATCTTGCTGTTGCTGGTAAGACTTTAAGCGAAGAAGAGCATACAGCTCTTAAGAATCAGCTTGATGCAGAGAAGAAACGCTTTGAACAGCGCCAGAAAGCACTTGAGCAATATGAAAGCACTCTAGATGTAGTTCGTGATACCACAGATAATATTCAAGAAAATGCTCGTTCTATCGCTGACAAGAAACTTGAGGAAATCAAGTTTAAGATGGAGATTGTTCTAGACGTGAAGTCTATGAAAGATGCCGTTAGAGATTTGTCTAAAGAAATTGCCGAAATGTTTGGTGATGCTTTAACTCATGGTCTTGAAAGTGCTAAATTATCCGCGGAAGGCGCGCAAGCTGAGGCAGCATTACTGCCAAGCTATCAAGAAGAGTGGAATTCTCTTAAAGAGCTTTATGAAAGCACTACAGATGACGCAGATAGACGAGCTATCATGGATGAAATCAAGAGCTTGCAAGGTAACATCGTGGATTCCGCGAAAGCTATTGCAGAATGGGCAAACTCTATTGAGGATATTGTCCCAGATGCTGTTGATGCGGCTTCTGAGAGATTTGCAGCATTTACTGATCAGTTAGAGCATAATACTTCTGTACTAGATACTATTAAAGAGCTTTATACTCTACAGGGGGTAACTTATAAGACTGCGGAAGGATTTAATCGTCTCCAAAAGAATAGCCAAGAAAAACTAAACGCTCAGCTAACATCCGCTAAACTGCAAAGAGGTTGGTACGAATAGGCTGCTCAGAGATTAGAAGAAGCACAAGCAAAACTCGATTCTCTTGGCGGCGATGAAACTGATTTGCGTTATGATGCTTATAAGAAAGCAAGAGACGCATATCTAGAGGAGTTTAATGAAGCTCAAGAAGCTTATCTATCTTCTGCTAAAGAAGCAATGGAGACAGCACAAGATATGTATCTCCAGCAAATTGAGAAAGCGGTTTATGAATTTGGTCAAGCCGTATCCAATGGTGTTGGTCTTGACTTACTACAAGATAAGTACGATCATTATATCGAGCAAAATGAACGCTACTTTGATAAAGTAAATGAAGCATATCAAGTATCTGCTTGGTATAACAAACTTCAGCAAGACATCGACAATACCACTAACTCCGCGCATAAAGAAAGATTAAAAGCTCTCCAAGAAGAGATTAATCAACGCAGAGAAGGTAATAAGCTATCTCAGTATGACCTTGATATTCTCAATGCTAAATACCAGGTATTACAGGCTTAGATGGCTCTTGAGGATGCTCAAAACACTAAGAACCAAATTCAGTTAGTAAGAGACAGTCAAGGTAACTGGAACTACCAATATACTGCTAACCAAGATGATATAGCCAATGCTCAGCAAAATCTTCTTGACGCAGAGAATGATTGGTATAATATCGCTAAACAACAGGTAACTGATGTAACGGGCGAGATTGTTTCCACTTGGCAAGAATGTCAGGATAAGATTAAAGACATCTACTCCGATATGACACTTACTGACGAAGAACGCTCCGCGCAGGCGCAAGAAATCTATAAGTATTATAGCGAAAAGATTAAGTATCTCGAAGAAGAGAAGCAAAACGCGATCGCTGATATGACAGAAGCAGGTAATAAGAACCTGATTGATAACGCGATTATCACAGGTGATACTATTACCGACTTAACTGGCATTACCACAGAAGAATTGAAGCAATTAGTAGCCGATTCTGGTGAAAGTATTGCTGATATTTTGATGAAGAATAGCGAACAACTAAAAGAGATTGCGGGCAACAATACCGATCTTATCGACAAGTTCAATAATACTTATGCCAAAGATCTTGACGACATGACTCAAAATACAACGAATTTTGAGGATGAACTCCGCAAGTTATTAGATCAAGCGCAACGAGATTTTGATAACTATAAGGATAAAGTTCAAAATGTCGCTTCTGAAACTGGTACTACTCTTGATAGCTTGGCGCAAGAAACTGATAAGGTTTCCGAAGCTACAGATCAATTAAGAGAACGCGGCGATGAAGCTAAGGATACTCTGTGGGATATGATTGATGCAGCTCAAAACGCTTCTGACGGTTATTTAGAGTTGGCGCAATCCATCTGGGATACCGTTGAAGCATTGCGTGCTCTTGCTTCTCACCAAGCTCAATTTGCAGCATCTTCTTCTTCTAAAGGCAATTCTAGTAAGGGTTATGATCCAAATACCGATTATTCTGGTGTTATTATGGATGGTATTGCTAATGGATGGTTAGAATATGGAAGTAAAGAATATAAAGAATTAACAAGCCAACGTGAAAATAAAATTGATGATATGGGATTAACAAAAGAATATTTTGGAACTCGTGGCGATGCGGCAGATAACCGTTATAAAGATTCTACTTCTGTTGGCCAATATGAAAGTGAAGAAGAATGGAAGAAAAAAATGCAAGCATTGGGCGTTCCTGGATTTGCTACTGGTGGATATACTGGTATATTTGATGACGCGAAACTTGCTTTCCTTCATCAAAAGGAATTGGTATTAAATCAAAGTGATACCGAGAATATTCTTGCAGCAGTCCAAGCTGTAAGAACTATCGGCCCTGATTTGTTTAAGTCTATTGAGAAATCTCTTGACGGTAATGCAATTGCGGCAATGGCTCTTATGGGTTAGAAGCTCAATCCAGTCGCTACTACACCAATTCAAGATTCTATTGAGCAAACTGTTCATATTGATAAAGTAGAGTTCCCGAACGTGACTAGCCGCACTGAAATTGAGGAAGCATTTATTAGTCTTACTAATGATGCTGCACAGTGGGCCAGAAGAAAGACTTAATAAGGAGAGCTTTTTAGCTCTCCTTATTAAAGGAGTGAAAGGAGATAGACATGAATAATATATCTGAACAGCTATTACAAGCTATGGATATTATTACGGAAGAAAAGCTAAGATAGTTAAAATATGATAAAACTATCCAAGCCACCGTTTATTCTATTGTAGATGTAGATACTGGAGAATACAAAGTTAGATATAACGGCAACATCTTTTCCGCGTTTAGCGAGAATACTAGTAAAAGCTATTCTATTAAAGACGTGGTTTATGTCAAGGTGCCAGAGGGTAATTTTTCTAACAAGAAATTGATTACTTCTTTAGTAACTGCTAAGTCTTTATCTGACGTTTAGTTATCTGATTTAACCAATTCTGTATTTGAAGTATCTCCTACTTTTGATGCATTGTACGATAGAGCTTATGACGCTTCACAAAGTTACGGAGTAATCGCGGGAACGCCAGTTGGAGAGATCGGAAGTTCTACTTATATTTTTCAAAATAGCGAAGAATATGAGTAGAATGGATATCATGGTCTATTCCAATAGTATTCTAATAATTATGAATATATTCGCTTGAAAGCGTCTTTTTTAACTTAGTTCCATAATGTCCATAATCAAGGTAATTATGGTATTGAAGTTGAGTTTTATACCAAGGATAATAGTAGTGTAAAATATAGATTAGATCTCTAGAACTTTAATGGTAATCCTTATGGATTCTCAGTCTATTCTCCGCAATAGATTATCCTTAAGGCGCAGAAGAACTATTTAATGGGACTTAAATCTATTAGACTCTTTGAAGAAGACTTTGTCTATGATAAAATTGTTAAGAATGGCATAGTTACAGATGAAGAGAATAGAACTGTTGCTAATATTTTTGTAAAAGATATTTCTCTTTAGTATGTTGATATGCAGGATTTAAGTGATACGACTTATTATCTCACGATTTCTGCCCCCAAAGGTATTGCCTTTATGGATAAAGTATCTAGCTTGAATTTAGTTGGACGCTTAATTTATAATGGCGAAGATATCATGGATAGCAAGAAATGTGTTTGTCAATGGTATGAGAGAGATTTAAGCGTGGTTGTTGGCAGCGATGAATATAGCAAGTCCGCAGGTTTCGGATGGAGGAAAATTGACGGGCAAACATCTAGCTCTCTTACTCTTGATGCAACTGATATTCTATATCAATAGAAGTATAAATTAGTAGTCGTCTATAATGATAGCATTACTCTAACTGCGGAAATCGCTGTATGGAATCGTAATGCAAGTTATGATTATTCTATTGAGCAAGTTACTGATGGTGCTGATATTAAACTACAGATTAGAAATAATGTTGATAGTGAGTCTTTGGTGGGAGATTGGTATTTATCTTATCCAGACAATAGTTACAGCTCTGTGCCGGAAGGAGAAAAGAAGTCCGAGATTGTCGTAAGTTCTTATTTGCAATACAGTTCTGTGACTTTCTATTGCATGGTATATAATTCTGCGGGAGAGTTTATCGGAACTTTAGAACATACTATTGTGAATAGTGAGAGCGAAGATGATGTAACTATTAGTTACATCGGTGAAGATTCCTTTAGATACGATGCTAATGGCGATATTTCTATTGAAGACGCAGAGAAAGAAAGAACTCTATAGGTTAATCTAGCATGGAAGGAAGGATTTGGTACTTCTTATTTCGTGTCTTGGTTAATGAAAGATGCGAATAATAAAGAGTACGAGATCCCTACCTCTAAAGAGCTTGCTTATAGTCCGGACAACTCCATGCTTGAGAATATTTGGGTTGACAAATATAATATTTTACACTACAATATTAAATAGAAGTATAGAGTTAATTTCAGTAATAATACAGTTATTGTAAAAATAAGAACGATTACAGAATCTATTTATCTATTTAATAAAGAGATTCTTTGTTTGAAAGATGGCGACTAGGGAACTAATGGTACTACCTATATTACCGCGATTCGTCCATGCAATTCAGACGGTGTAAAGTTAAGTGGACTACAGCCTTTAAGATATAATAATGGATGGACTAATGATATTAGAGTTCGTTGTTATGTTTATAAAGATGGAGAATTGATTAATGGCAATAGTAAGTATTCTATTACCTATAAGTGGTAGGGAACGAACGTTACAGTAGAGAACAAAGAAGTAGTTACTGACTCCGTTGATCGAGTTTTGGTGCGCGGTATATCTACGATTTCCGCAGATACCCCTAATGTAGAGTTAGCTTTCTATGTGAGGGTTCAAGTTACTATTAAAGATGATAATAGCTCGGTTGATATCTACGCTTCTTATCCTCTTGATGTTATCGTTGGTTCTACCTTGGCAAGTGCTATTGATATTGACACTCTTCCATCTTATATCAAATATAATTCTTCTGGTTTAACCCCATCTTTCTATAGTAACGATATTAACTTCTATTATAATGACGTAGCTTATAATGATAACATTACCTCATTAAATACCAATATTCTTACTATTAAAACAGACAACGGTAAAAAGTATTTAGAACCAGCTTCTAGCTTTATCTTTGAGAATATTAAGGATAATGATTAGAGCAATATCGGTGTATTAAATCTTGCTATTCCAAATAGTAATGATAGATTAATTCATCCAATTATCATGTATCTTGATACTTATGGTAATGAAGCTATCAACGGTTGGGATGGAACAGCTCTTGATACTGGCGATGGAGAATATGTATTCGCTCCATAGGTTGGCGCAGGAACAAAAGATAGCCAAAATAGATTTACTGGCGTAGTCATGGGTAAAGATAGTGGCCAAGATAAAGTGGGTTTATATGGCTATCAGGAGGGCGTTAATACTTTCGGTTTAATGGAAGATGGTACCGCGTTCTTCGGAGCTTCTAGTGGAGGCGGCCGCATTGAGATTAACGGTAAATCTGGTTCTATTAAAGGTGGCGGTGGAGGAAATAATTCCACTGGTATGACTATCAATTTTGCCGATCTTAATCCTGGTAATAATACTACCGCAATCAAGATAGGCGGAGGAGTTTTTGAAGTTACATATGATGGTACTTTAAAAGCGACCTCTGCAACTATTGAAGGCTAGATTTTTGCTCAGTCCGGTAAGATTGGTTGTACTAGTAGAAATAGCAATGATGGTTGGACTATCGAGAAAAATAAGTTATATAGTGGAAATGGAGCAACAAGAGTAGAACTAAATAGTGATAAGGATGAAGAGTTTGCTATTTGGGCTGGTGCTACAAGTTCAACTTCTGCAAAAGATAGCTATTTTGCAGTTTCTAAAAAAGGTTCTCTCTACGCTAAGGAAGGTAATATTGGCGGATGGACTCTTAAGAGTAAATCTCTCTCTAGTAATAACAATAAAATTGGTATGGCTAGCTCTGGTTCTTATGTATTTTGGTCTGGTGCAAATACTGGCAAGCCAGGTGATACTCCAGATTTTAGCAATAGTGGTACCTACTTCTATGTTACTAATGGCGGAAAACTCTCTTGTAAGAATGCAGAAGTACGTGGTAATATTACCGCAGATAGACTTGAATGTGATAATGGTGAGATTGGTGGATGGACTATTAGTAGTAGTTCTCTACGAGGCGGAAGTACTTATCTATATTCTAGTGGTCGAATTGTTTGTGATGACCTTAACTGTGATGGTGGTAATATCGGTGGGTGGACGATTGGAGAAGATTCAATTTCTGCTAGTGGCACTATTTTACAAAGTGATGGTAACATTTATACTAGACTAGGTAGAGTTGGTTTGGTCGAAGGAGAAGATAGCCAAGGTACTACTTATAACTTTGGAATGTAGGCAACTGGCGGTAATGGAAGTGTTATCATTCAAGCGACATATGGCAATGGTAACGTAGCTCTACGTGCCGCGAATTATATTATCTTAAATGGTAATAGACTTACTTGCACAGTGCCAGCAGCTAATCAGTCTGGTATTTATGCAAGATTTGCTTAAGGAGGGATAAATAATGCCGAGTGCTTCTCTTACTTTTGTCAGTGCAAGTCGTTCTAGTGTGCGAATTAGTTATGATGGAAGTGGGTGGTATATCCCTACCAATGAGCCTGAACACAGTTCTGGATGGTCTACTGTAACAAGCACAGATACTAGACAAGTTTAGTAGAAGACCGTCACTTAGGTAGTTTATGATGTTGCTGGCTGTACTACTACTTGGCATTGGAGTTTTAGTGGTGGCAATGGTGGTTCTAGTTCTGTTAAGACTGGAACCATTACCATTGGTGGAATGACAGCAGGATCGAGAGGTAGCGTCACAGGAAGGCTCTCAGCTACAAGAAGTGCAAAACAAAAAAAAGAAGTTTATACACGCACTCGAACTCGTACTAAAACAACAGTAAAAGATGATAAAGGAAATACTACTACTAAGTATGGAGAGTGGAGCGATTGGAATGAATCGGGTCCGAGAACAACATATAGCTCTGCTAGTAGTAAGAATTTAGGTTCTGCGTCTGATACTTTAGTATTTTATACAAAACCAGCTGAGTTTTCATGGGGTAGTGGCGTAGCTACTGATAAAATTATTTAGGTGTCTGGTGGGCTTTCAGCTAATACGTGGAATACCTTAGTTGCTAGAGTGAAATAGCGAAAAAATTGGGAGAATCAATCTGGCGGAGCTAATTATAGTGATGCGGAGGTTAGCTCTGGTGAATTAGTAACAGCCGCTAAATATAATATTTTAGCCAGAGCACTTGGCGTAAGCCAAGTGACAGCGCACACAGATAGAACTACCGGTACACTTATTACTGCTAGCGTATTTATTGCATTATAGACTGCGGTTAATGCATGAGCCAAAGGAGATAACCATGTTAAATAAAGATATTGTCACGATGTACCGTGGGTTAACAAGCTTGGCTTCCGATCTGGAAACCAAGCTTCCCGCGAAGGTATCATTTGCTATTGTTAGGAATATTAAGCTTTTAACTCCTATTGTTGAAGATATTGATTTTGCTCGTCAATCAGTTGCAGCAACTTATGGAGTAGAAGTCGAGGGCGGATACAGTATTCCTGAATAGCAAATAGATACAGTTAATTAGGAGTTAACTGCGATTGCGGAAACAGAAGTTGATGTTCCTATTGTTAAAGTTAAAATGTCAGATATTGAGAACTTGAATATCTCTGTTGGTATCGCAGAAGCTCTTGAGTTTATGATAGAGGAAGAGGTTTAAGTCTCTTCCTCTTTTCTTTTTGCTTGGACGGATTTAATTATCTTAACCAAAGCAATTTTTATAATATATAGAGTTAGAGAAAAAGGAGGCGCGGAATATGCCAATTAGTATTTATCCGCCTACTTTATAGAGTACATAGCCTGCATTTTTAGCCACTACGCCGGACTATGAAATCAAATATACTCTATAGAAGGTGACAAGTGCCGAGACTATTAAACATATTCAAATTCGAGTAGTTGAATAGCGCTCGAATTCTAGCATTGTAAATACTTCGAAATATCCAGATAATATTATCTATAAAAATGTGGATTTGACTAAAGAGTCCAGCCCTTATGGAATTAAAATCTTGGCTGCGGACTTGCGGAAATCTTGGTCTCCGGGCGTATGTTATAAGATTCAGCTACGCTTTGGGTCTACTAATTTTCCTACTGATTTAAGTTCTTTTGCCGCATGGAAGAAAGAATAGATTAACAATCAAACTTTTTCTGAGTGGTCTACAGTCATGGTTATTAAAGCTATCGCGCAACCAGAAATTTATATCGAGAATGCCGGTGCTTTAAGAACAGATGTTATTGCTAGTAAGTAGACAGAAGCTAGTTTAACGCCGTTGTTCGTAGGAGATTATATTGATAATGCTTCTGAGGAACCATTAGAGAAATATAAGTTTGATTTATATGATGAAACTGGAACAGAGTTAATCGAGTCATCAGACTGGATTCAAGCAGTTAGTGGTAAGAATAATTCTTACCGATTTAAGACTATGTTAACAAATAACGAGTCTTATAAAGTTTATTTCTCTATTGCAACGCGCAATGGATATAAAGCAAAAGTATCCTATGACTTCCAAGTTGTTAAAGTATATTTGGAGGCATTAGAAGGCGTGACAATGCGGGTAAATGATACAGATGTCTATTGTCGTGAAAATGGTTGTATGCGAGTTTATTTAACTGCAAAAAATCCATTAACTGGATGCTATGTACTTACTCGCGCATCTGAAGAAAGTAATTATCAAGTATATGAGGACTTAAAATATTTTAACTATTTTGAAGAAACTCTTAACGATAGCCTAATTTATACAGATTTTATTATCGAGAGTGGCGTCAAATATAAGTATGCTTTCTAGTATCAAAACTCTCAAGGATTGCGGAGCGCACCTTTACAGGAAAATGGCTCTCCTATTCCAGCGAGAAGTGTTGATTTTGAATACTCTTATCTCTATAGAGATGGAGTACAGTTGCGCTTAAAATATAACCAAAAGCTCAGTAGTTTTAAGCATACGGTACTAGCAAGCAAGCAAGATACCCTCGGAGACCAGTTCCCGCATTTAGCGAAGAACGGTTATGCTTATTATGCCGAGTTTCCAATTAGTGGTTTAATCAGTTTTTAGATGGATGAAGACTAGACTTTCTTCACTTTAGGGACAGATGGTTATTATTATAATAATGAATTAGTAATCCCTAAAGATAAGTTTAGTGTATCCACAGCAACAAGAGGAGAGACTGTTATTCCTTCTTATCTTGCTATTGATACTAATATTACTGATGATAATATCTTTGTAGAGCGCAAGTTTAGAGAGAAAGCGGAATAGTTCCTTAATGACTTTACCTATAAACTCTATAAATCTCCTACTGAGGGAAATATTATTATTGGTTTAATGAATGTATCAATGACGCCTAATGCATCTCTAGGACGTATGATTTTTGAGTTCTCTGCTACTGCTTATGAGGTTCTAGAGAATACGCTCGAAAATCTTAATGAGATTGGCATTACCGATATTGGAGTTTTCACTAATGAAGTATCTACTGAAAAGCAATCTGCATTTGGTCAAATTAGTGGTATTTATTCAGAATGTCCTGACGGGAATGATATCTATGCTTTAATTAAGCAATAGGAAGAGATTGCGGTTGGTGATGGTCGATATAAGTTGTCTCTTATTAATGTCGACTTCTTCTGGATTGAGAGATATCCAACTATTGACTTTGATGGTAAGATTTACGAATTAGAAGCAAAGAAAGCTGAACAAGAGCAAGCTGGAAAAGATACTAAAGAGATAGAGGCTGAACTCACTCGTTGGGCGGCTCTAAAAGAAGCCGCCGGTAATGCTCCATCTTCTGCGGTTAAACTTATTGTTAATGGAACAGATATTATAGTTGCGCCAAATAGGGTATATAGCGTCAGAGAGGGTGTTAGCTCTTTAAGTATGAAATCTGTTAAATATCCTATTATTGTGAATTATGTCTGTTCTTTAACAAGAGAAAGAAATGATGAAGTTGGCGAAGTAGAATCTATTGATACTTCTCGTATTTGGGGTCAGATTTCTGGCATCTTTAGCGGAACTGATAAAATCTTGAAGAATTATAAGTATTACTATGGGCCTGGCGAGACTCCATATCGCATCTA